TCATGCGCGGGCCTCACGCATCAGTCGTCCGCGCATCATCCATAGATTGCTCAGGGCAAACAACGTATGTAACTGCTGCGTGTTCTTCACCAAGCCTCGATAGCGCACCTTCAAATGCCCGAACTGGCGCTTGATGACCCGGAACGGATGTTCTACGCGAGCACGAATGCGCGCCTTGACCCGCTCCAACTCATCGACGAGCGCACCCGACACGGTGTTCTTGTCCAAGGCGCGGCGTTTGCTCGGTCGCAATGCCACATGCCAACGCACCTTCAACTTCTGCACCTCTTCGCGCTTGTCGATGCCCTGGTAGCCGGCATCGCCGAATACGTCGGCCTCCTTACCGTGCACCAACGCATGCGCTTGCGTCACGTCGTTGACGTTGGCGGCCGTGCCCAGCACGGTATGCACCAGCCCCGAGTCCGCATCCACGCCAATGTGCGCTTTCATTCCGAAATGCCACTGGTTACCTTTCTTGGTCTGGTGCATCTCGGGGTCGCGCTTGCCGCTGCCATTCTTGGTCGAGCTGGGCGCGGCAATCAGCGAGGCGTCGACCACCGTGCCCTCTTTGAGCAGGTAGCCCTTCGCACTGAGTTGCGCGTTGACCGTCTGCAGAAATTGCTCGGCCAGTTGGTGTCGCTCCAGCAAGTGCCGAAAGCGCAGAATGCTGACCCGGTCCGGCAGTCGGCTTATGCCTCCCAGCCCCGCGAATTGCCGATACAACGGCACGTCGTACAGCGCCTCTTCCATCGCCACGTCCGTCAGCCCGAACCATTGCTGCAGAAAGTGGATGCGCAGCATCGTTTCGACTGGAAACGGCTTCCGACCCGTCGCCTTGACCGGCGCATGCGGCGCTATCAACGCCAAAAACGCCTGCCACGGCACCACACGTTCCATCTCATCCAGAAATACCTGCTTGCGCGTGCGTCGGTTGCTCAGGTCCAGGCCAAGGTCGCTTTGTTTCATGGGTTCATCCAGCGTTGCGAACCTTCCTTCGACTGCCCGCGCTTGCGGGAGTTTTGAACACTATCCCTAGTGTTGTCTGCCGAATTGGCGGGTACGCCTGCGTTTGCGCTACTGACCTTCATATCGTCTCGAATCGTCGTAGGTATGCGCTACGTTTTGCCGCGCACTAGCACAGGGAGAGCCAAGCAATGCAGCTCCCCATTTCTGCGGGCAGCTTAGGTGAGATCGGGCAACGGCTTTGTGCCGGGCGCGAAGGTTTCGCATTCGGCCCGAAATAGGGATGTCACAACGTATCTCAATCCCGTTGCCCTGAAGAGTGCTGCTAACGGGCTTAGCCGGCCATTTGCCGTGCAAAGACGTTGAACATTGACAAACGAGGCCGCCCGCAAATAACTGACATGCGGGCACGTCCGCAGTCACCAAGTCGGATGCGCAGTGGGCCACTGCTTCCCGCGTCTGACCACACATCACGAGGCCACGCCTCGCCCATTGGCGTGCGGTAGTCACCGCCGCCGCAAGCGCGCTCGCGTCCCAGACCGCACCCATTGACCTGCCGCTGTACTGAAGCACCGCGCTGCGGGCTGGTGCCTGCACGACTGACCTTTTCAGAGGCCAGACCATGAAAACAACCATTACGACCACCCTCGACACGGACAACTACGACCTGCTGGCTGGCCTGGCCGAGCCCACAGCCTGTTCTTCCGCCTATGGCCTTTGTGAGTAGCAGGGACATGGGCGCCTATTACAACGAGATCGATCCGTATGCAGCCGCATGGCTGCGCAACCTGATCGCCGCCGGCCACATCGTGCCGGGCGATGTTGACGAAAGAGACATTCAAGATGTGCGACCCGAAGACCTACGGGGCTACAAGCAGCACCACTTCTTCGCCGGTGTCGGCGTCTGGTCCTTGGCACTGCGCCGCGCAGGCTGGCCAGATGACCGGTCCGTCTGGACCGGCTCCTGTCCGTGCCAGCCTTTCTCCCAGGCAGGCAAAGGACTCGCGTTTGCTGACGAGCGGCACTTGTGGCCAGCCTGGTACCACCTCATCAGCGAGTGCCGACCTGCAGTTGTTCTTGGAGAGCAGGTTGCGAGCAACAACGCGGACACTTGGATCGACCTTGTACAAGATGACATGGAGGCCGTGGGTCACGCCTTCGGGGCGGTCCCGTTTCCGGCTGCGGGCGTCGGTGCCCCGCACATCCGGGACCGGCTCTACTGGGTGGCCTACACCGACGGCTTGCGAAGCCGGCGGTACTCCCGAGCAGTTCGTCGCGCGAAAGCTGAGATCAATCGCGAAGGGAGCGAAGATGGGGGCAAGCCTGACGGATTTGAGCTTGGTCGCACAAATGGCAGGCTGGCCTACTCCCTGCCAGCAGGACGGACCGAAGGGCGGCCCGTCGCAGGGCACCGACCGCCTTCCGGGCTGTGCGTCGTTGGCGGGCTGGCCGACACCAATGGCGGGTACACCGGCGCAGAACGGCAACAACGCTGCGGGCAACAACGACAGCAGCCGGAAGACGGCGGCATTGGTCTCGGGCTGGGCCACGCCGAACGCGAGGGACTGGCACTCGGCCAGCGGCTCGCCCGAGTTCCTGGCGCAGCGAGCGGAACAGACCCGCAGCAAGCCGCTGAGCGAGCAGGCATTCACGTTGCTTCCGGGCCCGGCCCGACAAACGGCCTGTGGCGAGATGCTGACTGGCTCCTGTGCCGGGATGGACGCTGGCGGCCAGTTGAACCCGGCGCATTCCCGCTGGCTCATGGGGCTCCCGCCCGAGTGGGACGCCTGCGCGCCTTTGGCAACGCGATCAACGCAGAAGCGGCGCGTGCCTTCATCGAGCACGTGATGGCGTGGCTGTAACACCCGCTGCTTCGGCCGCTACCTGCGGCGTTCCATATCATTTCCAGTAAGAGAAGAAATCGTAGGTGGCAAACCAGCGCATCTCCATCCTCGTCGCACTCGATGGCGCCGACGAGGGGCTCAAACGCGCCATTACATCGGCCGAGCGCAGCCTCGGCGAACTGGCCGCTTCAGCCAAGACCGCAGGCGACAGGGCCGCAGCGGGCATCGCCCAGGTCAAAGCCGGGGTCTCCGTCATCAGCGAGCAGATCACCACCGCCAGGACGCAACTGCTTGCTTTCCTCTCGATCAACTGGGTCGCCGGCAAGGTACAGGAGGCCGTTCAGGTCGCCGACGCCTGGAACATGATGGCCGCGCGCCTGAAGCTAGCGACAGCCGGCCAGCGCGAATTCACCACCGCGCAGAAGGCGCTCTTCGACATCGCGCAGCGCATCGGCGTGCCGATTCAGGAGACCGCCACGCTGTACGGCAAGCTGCAGCAAGCGGTACGGATGCTCGGCGGCGAGCAGAAGGAGGCGCTCACCATCACCGAGAGCATCTCGCAGGCGCTGCGCATCTCCGGGGCGTCCGCCAACGAGACGCAATCGGCGCTGCTGCAGTTCGGCCAGGCCCTGGCGGCGGGCGTGCTGCGCGGCGAGGAGTTCAACTCCGTTGTCGAGAACAGCCCCCGGCTCGCGCAGGCCCTGGCCGATGGCCTGAACGTCCCGATCGGCCGGCTGCGCAAGATGGCGGAGGAGGGGCGGCTCACGGCTGATGTGGTCGTCAATGCGCTGCTGTCGCAGAAAGACAAGCTCGCCACCGAATACGCCCAACTGCCGGCAACCGCCAGCCAGGCGTTCGAGCGGCTGCGCAATGCCTTCGGGCAATACATCAACCGGGTCGACCAGGCCACAGGCTTCAGTGCCAAGCTGTCCGAGGCCCTGACGTGGATCGCGCAAAACCTCGACACGGTGATGCGGTGGCTTACGCGCCTCGCCGAGGTCGGCCTCGCTGTGCTCGTCTACCGGCTGCTCCCGGCCCTGATCACCGCGTGGCAGACCGCAGGGGCCGCCGCCGTCACGGCAGCGAGCGCCACCTCCGCCGCCTGGGCCACGGCCAACCTGTCGGTGTCCGCCGCCATTGCGAGCGTGGGCGTGCTCCGGACCGGCTTCGCCACGTTGGGCGCGTTCCTCGTCGGCTGGGAGATCGGCACGTGGCTGTCGGAGAAGTTCGAGACCGTGCGCCGCGCCGGCATCTTGATGGTCGAGGTGCTGATCCGCTCCGTCGAGGAGTTGCAGTTTCACTGGGAGGTGTTCGCTGCGATCTTCACGTCCGACACCATCGCGGAGGCGACCCAGCGGCACCAGGCACGGCTGGGCGACATGAATCGGGGCTTCGCGCAGATGGTCGCCGATGCTGGCCGGGGCACCGACGCGGCCAAAGGCGCAATGAACGCCGCAGCCGGTGCCGCCGAGGAGATCGCCAAGCGCCTGGAAGCGGTCCGCCAGGGCACGCAGGAGGCGGTCGGTCGCAGCGCCGAAGCTGTCCACACGGCCCTGGAGAAACTGAAGTCCCGGATTGGCGAGGTCGAGCAGGCGGTGTCCAAGGCCAGCCAGACCGTGAACGACGCCACCGCCAGGATGGCCGAGGCGTACAAGGGGCTCACCTCCATCGTCGAGGGTCACCTGCAGCGCCAGGTCGAGGCGGTCAAGGCGCGCTACCAGCAGGAACTGGCGGCGCTGGAGCGCTCGGGCCAGGCGCAGGCGGTGCAGATCGCCGCGTCGACCCAACTGCTGGTCGGAGCCCTCACGCAGCAGACGGCGTTGCGCCAGCAGGCCGCGACCGAGGCGTTGAAGCTGATCGATGACGAATCCCGCGCCCGCGTCGACGCCGCCGCGCGCGATGGCAAGACCGAGGCCGAGCGCGCAGCCAACGTGCAGCGGGTCGAGAACGAGATCTTGACCACGCGCCGGCAGACGCTGACCCAGGCGGTCGCAGAATACCGCCAGCACATCGACGCGCTCAACGCCGAGGCCAACCGGCATCTGGCCGAGGTCCGGCGCATCGAGGACGAGAAGCGGCAGCTGTCGATGTCGACCGAGGAACGCATCCGCGACATCCGCCGCGCGGGGCTATCGGACTACGAGGCCCAGGAGGACCGCAAACGCCAGATCGCCGAGTACCAAGCCAGTGCTCGCGCGGCGCTGGCCGACGGCGAATTCGACCAGGCCCGCCAGCGCGCCAGCAAGGCCATGGACCTGGCCGCCCAGGTGGCCAGTGCCCAGTCCAGCGAGGCCAAGCGTGCCGAGGACGCGCGCCGACAGTCCGAACAGGCCGTCTCGCAGGTGGCCCAGTTGGAAGCGCAGGCCCGGGAGGCAACTGGCCGCCGGGAGTATGCACAGGCCGAAGCCCTGACGCGGCAGGCGGACGAGCTGCGCGTCCAATCGGCACAGCAGGCGGCGAACGCCGACGCCCAGGCCGTACAGGGCAAGACGGCGGTCAACGAAGCCATCGGCCGCATCCGCGACTCCGAGACCATCCTCAACCAGACGCTCGATGCGGAGGCCCAGGCGCACCAGCGCGCCGCGCAGTCGGCGGTGTCGGCCCGCCAGGGCATCCAGCAGACGCTGGCTCAGACCGACAGCCAGATCGCCCAGCTGACGGCCAAGCTGCAGCAGGGGCTCAAGGTCACCATCGATGCGGACACCCAGCGCTTCGACAAGGCCATCGCCGACCTCGACAAAGCCCTGGCCGAGCGCGAGCGGCTTGTGGTCATCAAGGCCGATCTGGAGCAGGCCGAAAAGACGCTGCAGGACTACGAGCAGCGGCTCAAGGAAGGCAAGACTTTGCCGGTCGATGCCGACGTGTCCAAGGCGCTGGCGTCGCTGGATCGGCTCAACGCCTATGCTCGCGAGAATTCACAGCTCGAGCTCCGGGTCGCCACCGAGAAGGCGCGCGCCGCCATCGCCAACGTCGAAGGCATGTTGCGGGCGCTGGACCGCGTGCAGACCGAGTCGCGTCACCTCGTCGCCAGCAACGTCGACGCGGTACGCGCCGAGGTCCAGAGCCTGAACGGCCTGAACACGTCATCCACCCACACGATTGCCGTGCGCCGGGTAGAGGCGAACGCCTCGGGTGGGGTGGTCGGGGCAGGTGTGCGCCACTTCGCCGAGGGCGGGCCGGTCGCGCCAGCCTTCCCGCGCATGAGTGGCGGTTCGGTGCCGGGCACGGGCGATCAGGACACGGTGCCGCGTACGCTGGACGCCGGTGCCTTCGTGATCCGCAAGGCCGCCGTGCGCAAGTACGGCGCTGGGACGCTGGCGCAGCTGGCCAACGGTGTGGCCCGCTTCGCCACCGGCGGGGCGGTGCTGTTCGGGGGACGGGGCGGCAGCCAGCCGGGCGGAGCCAAGCGCAACCGCGACGTGGTCGAGGCCCGCAAGATGATCGATCTGGGCCTGCAGGGCATGGGCGACTATGCCTCCTGGGCGCAGCACCAGGGCGGCGCCTGGGTCAGTTCAGACATGCGCTCGCGCACGATGACGAACTACGGCTGGCAGGCCGAGCGTGATCGGCAGGCGCTCGATGGGCTGGCCGAGCGCAAGCAACTGACCACCGCCGAGCGGCAGACGCTGGAGCAGATCAAGACGACCTGGCGCCAGGCCATGGCTCAGCCGATGCTGTGGGGCAAGGATCTGGAGCGCGACCTGCTCGACTACATGGAGCAGCACCAGGGCGAGTTCTATCGGGAGGGTGGCGTGGCACCTTCCGACACGGTGCCCGCCATGCTGACGCCCGGCGAGTACGTGGTGAACCGGCAGGCGGTGGACCGTCACGGCGTGGCGTTCTTCGATGCCATCAACAACCTGGCGCTGCCGGCCTGCGCGCTGGCGAACACCGTCCGGGGTTACGCCACCGGCGGGCTCGTTCAGCCGCTGGCGGGCATGGCGGCCAGGGCGTCGCAAGCGGTGTCGGGCGCCTGGAAGGGGGCGGATCCTGCGGCGGCGCTGTCGCAGGTGCTGGCCACCTCCATGCGTGCGCCGGTGCCTGCCTACGCGGCAGAGGTGGCGCCGGCTCGCACCATCCGCGTGGAACTGGCCTCTGGCGGCCGCACGGTCGTCGCCACCATCGACGCCCGCGACGAAGCGCGGCTGCTCGAACTCCTCAAAGAAGCCCAATCCCGGGCGCTGTAACTCCGATGCAATTGAAGAACCTGGCGGACAGCGCGGTCCTCGCGCTGCCCGATGACCTGCTATGGGCGGACGAACACGCCTGGACGCCCGCCGTGGCGGCGGTGTCGTACCTGCTGACCGGCGCGCTGCTGGTCGAGTCGGCGGCCCGCCAGAAGGGGCGCCCCATCACGCTGGTGGGCGCCGCCGACATGGCCTGGGTGACCCGCGCGACGGTGAACACGCTGTACGCGTGGGCAGCGACGCCCAGTCGCGCATTCGAGTTGACCCACACCGATGGCCGCGTCTTCACCGTCGCATTTCGCCATCACGAAACCGCCATCGAGGCCGAACCAGTGACCGGCTTCCCGGCCCGGCGCGACGCCGACTTTTACCGATTGACCCTCCGTCTGATGGAGATTTGAATGCCGATTCTTTCCGGCGACGTGAAGCTGCTGGCTTCCGAGCGCCTGCTCGACACGCCTGACGGCGGCGGCCGCATGACCGGCCACGTCGTGGTCGACGGCCAGTCGAACAACCTGTTCCCGGACATCTCCGAGCTCGACCGCACCTACGGGCGCGTGTCGTTGCGCAAATCCTTTGTCGGGGTGCTGACCGATTCGACCGACTCGTACTACGGCGCCCACGCCATCCTCGCCGAGGCGCCAACCGATCCACGTGTCTCAGTCACGTTGTTCACCACCAAGTCGTGGACCGACCGGCGCGATGCCGCTAAGGACCGCGTCGAGCGATACCTCGCGCGCGGCGTCAAATGGCCCGGCCAGTTGCTGGAGCGGCAGCTCACCGGCCAGCGTGCTATCACGCTGCTGCTGAAGCCTGCCGACGCCTTGCCACGCGTCGGGCAGGCGCTTGTGCTGGTGCAGGACGAAGCCAAACCGACCGAGACCGAGCAGTACGTGCGGGTCACGCGGATCACCACAACCGAGCGCGAATTCACCGTCAGCGAAGGCGGCGGCACCGTCAAGTTCTCGGCGATCGTGGCGACCTGCGAGATCTCCGATCCGTTGCGCTACGACTTCGAGGGGCCGGCGCCGTCCAACCGCGACGACGTCTCGGCCAAGGCCGCGGTGCGCGACACGATCGTCGCCAACGCCGCGGTCTATTACGGCATCGCCCCCACCGTGGCGGAGGTGCGGGTGGGGGACCTGCGCGTGCAGGTGCCGGGCCTGTTCGGGCAACTGGTGCCGTCCGCCCAGTCGGAGACTCCGCTGGTGGACTTGAACGCCGCCGGCCAAGCGGTGCCGCTGCTGGAGAGCGGCAGCGGCGTGCTGACCTACACGGCCAACGGCCAGGTCGCCAGCGGCCGCAACCTCTACCTGGGCAATCCGCTGGTGCCGGGCAGCCTGCGCATCGCCGGTGGCGGCTACACGTTCACCGATGCGGCGGGCCAGCTCAAGTCCGGCACGAGCACGATCGGCACGGTCGACTACGCTCGGGGTCTGGTGGCCTTCAAGGAGGGCACGCCGGGAAACGGCGGGGATTTCCAGGTCAGCTTCCGGCCCGCTGGCGCTCCCACCCGCGTAGCCGACACCGCCGCGATCGGCATCGCCCAGGAGAACCGGGGCTACGCCTACACCATCACCCTGTCGCCGCCCCCCAAGCCGGGGGCGCTGATCGTGTCCTACATGGCGCAGGGCAAGTGGTATGACCTGCGTGACCAGGGCGACGGGGCGATCCGGGGCAGCGATTCCTCCTTCGGGGCCGGGACCCTGGACTACGTGACAGGCTCGGTGATCCTCACCACTGGCGCGCTACCGGACGCCAATACGGCCATCCTCTTTGCTTGGGGCAGCGCGGCCAGCTACTTCAACCGGGTCGCGGCGCCGGTGGAACCACCCACCGTGCGCCACACCGTGGCCCATCCAGGCATCGCGCCGGGCACGCTGCGTATCACGTGGCCCGACGGCGCGCGCCAGCGCGCGGCCACCGACGACGGGCACGGGGTGATCACGGGCGACGGATCCGGCACCGTGCGCTATGCGCGCGGCGAGCTGGTCTTCCGGCCCGCCGTGCTGCCAGCCGGTGGTGCGGAACTGACCATCGACTACGAGTGGGGCCCGCCGCAGGAAGCGAACTTCGCGCACCCGCTGCGCAACGCCGATGGCACCGTCACGGTCCGGCTGGCGCAGACCGACATCCGCCCGAACACGGTCGAGCTCGAGTTCAACCTGCTGATCGAGAACTACCAGTCGATCTCGGGCACGCCCGCCGAGATGCAGGTGGTGCAGCGCGTTGACCCGATCAAGATCGCGCGTGACACCGGGGCTGGAGCGTTCGATAGCGCCGTAGTGGGCCGGATCGACTACGCCACCGGCACCATCACCTTCCGGCCCGACACGACGGTCAACATCCCGTTCGCGCGCTACAGCGTGCAGCAGCTGGGCTGGACAGTGGAGGGCAACGAGCGCCGTCCGGTCTACCGCAATACCTTCAGCCACTGGGAGTACAAGCCGGCCGGTGCGGCGATGCCCATCGATGAGTCGGGCTACGTCAAGGTGCGCTACCGCGCGGCCGACGCGGCGAACGCGGCGACCGAGACGGTGACGCTCGCGCAGCTGGAAGTCGACCTTACCGACCACTACGCCGAAGCCATCGTGCCCGGCAGCGTCCGCTTCGGCCTGGGCGGCAAGGTCTACGTGGACCGGCTGGGCTCGTTGGTGACCGACATCAACGCCAACACCGGGGCGGGCACCCAGGCCGGCACCATCGACTACGCCTCGGGCCGGGCGTTGCTGACCGTGTGGCAACCGGGCGCCGGCAACGTGGTGTCGATGCAGTCGCTGCTGACCGAACTGGGTGGCCAGCCGGTCGACGAGGTGACCTTCCGCGTGCCGGCGGCGCCGGTGCGACCGGGCAGCCTGCAGATCCGCGCCGTGCCCCTGACCGGTGGCCAGATCACGGCCACCGCCAACGCGGACGGCACCATCGCGGCTGCAGGCATGCTCGGCACGGTGGACTACCAAACAGGCGTGGTGCACGTGCGGTTCGGGCGCTTCGTGCCCGCCGCTGGCCGGGAGGGCGAGATCTGGTACAGCGTCGATGCCGTGCGCAACGGCCAGATCTTCCAGCCACTGCCGGTGCTGGCCGACACGCTGCGCTTCAACGCGGTGGCTTTCACGTACCTGCCACTGTCGGCGGACGTGCTTGGACTCGATCCGGTCCGGCTGCCGCTTGATGGCAAGGTGCCGATCTTCCGGCCGGGGGACGTGGCTGTGGTGCATCACACCGCGACCACGCCGTTTCCCGCCAATGCGCGCGCAGGCGACACGCTGGACGTTGGCCGCGTACGCCTGTCCACCCTGCGGGTACTGGACGCCGATGGCAAGCCGGTGTCCACGGATCGGTACACCGCCGATCTCGATGCCGGCACGGTGACGCTCAAGGCATCGCCCGCCGGTCTGGCCCAGCCGCTGGTGGCCGAACACCGTATCGAAGACATGGGCCTGATCTCGGACACGCAGATCAACGGCGTGCTAACGCTCACCCGGCCACTCACGCACGACTATCCCGCGCGCGAAGCGCGGGTGTCGTCGGCACTGATCATCGGCGACCTGCAGGCCCGCGCCCACACGCTGTTCGCGCAGCAGACCTGGACGGGGGAGTGGAAGGACGTGCGCATCGGCGCCAACACCATCGCCCAGTACAACGAGACGGTGTACCCGGTGGCGGTCACCAATCGCGGAAGCATTGAAGAGCGCTGGGCGCTGATCTTTACCAACACCAACGAGTTCCGCGTGGTCGGCGAGTCGGTCGGGCAGATCGCCGTGGGCAACACCGCCACGGATCTCGCACCGATCAATCCCGAGACCCACGCGCCGTATTTCACGCTGCGCGCGGGTGGCTGGGGCTCGGGCTGGGCCGCCGGCAATGTGCTGCGCCTCTCCACTGCGGCAGCCAACTTCCCTGTGTGGGTCGCGCGCACGACGCTGCAGGGGCCTGCCACGCAGGCGAGCGATTCCTTCCAGATCCAGATTCGCGGCGACATCGATCGCTGACTTTTATCTCCATGACCATCAAGTATTTCCAGTCCAACCAGACCGGTGCACCGCAACTGAGCGGCCAGCGCGGGACCCTGATCGCCGTGCTCAACGCCTGTCTCGGTAACGGCTTCAACCTGCGCACGCTGACCGCGATCACCCGCGAGGGCACGGTGGCGACCGGCACGGCGGACGCGGGCCACGGCTTCCGCGAGGACGACATCGTGCTGATCGCGGGGGCCAACGAGGCGGCGTACAACGGCGAGCACCGCATCCGCAATGTGACCACCAACACGTTCCAGTTCGACGTCGCGGCCGAGGCGGCTGAGCGTGCCACCGGGGCCATCACCGCGAAGATCGCGCCACTGGGGTGGGAGATGCCGTTCTCGGGCGAGGACCGCGCGGCCTACCGGTCGCGCGACGTGACCAGCAATCGCCTGTTCCTGCGCATCGACGAGACGCCGCTCGCGGGCGACGGCAACTACGGGCGCGGCCCGCGCACGGTGCTGGCGCAGATGTGGGAAGTGCTCAACGACGTCGACAACGGCAAGGGAAAGGCCGAGACGATGTGGCGCAAGGCACAGAACGACAACGCGACGACGCGCCCCTGGGTGCTGGTGGGCGACAGCAAACGCTTCTGGCTGATGGTGAACTGGAGCGAGAGCTACCCGAACCGCTACGCGCCGTACTTCTTTGGCGACTACCCGTCCTTCAAGGCGGGCGATGCCTACGACACGATGATCGCCGGCTACTACGACCTGAACATCAATTGGGCCGAACCTTCCAGCAACCTCGTCACGGACAACGTCTACTCGGTCGGATCGGGTGTCGGCAACACGGGCATCTGGCTGGCGCGCGGGTATTCGCAGCTGGGTGGCCGCATCAACGCGCAGTGGGTCAGTGCTCCGGCGGGCGGTGGCAGCACGGGCCTCGGGGCGACCGCCGTGCCGTATCCGAACCCGGCGGACAACGGCATCTACGTGATGCCGCTGATGATTCAGGAGCAGACCGGTCCATCGCTGCGCGGCCGGCTGCCGGGCTTGCTGTGCCCGCTGCAGTCGATCCCCGCGCCGGAGCCGTGGAAGTTTCCCGGGTTCGTGATCGACGGCACGCAGCGTGAGCTGCTGGTCGTGGCCGGCGCGGCCAACAATGGCAACGCGCGCCTGGCTTTCGATCTGACCGGCCCGTGGGATTGATCCATGGCCGGTGAAATCCCGAGGGTCGTTGGCGCGGCCAGCCGGGTCTCGCCAGGCGCTATCGCGGGCGCACCCACACAGCGGGTGCTGCACAACGAGACGCCCAACCTTGCCGGCGGCGACGCCGGCCCATTGCGCCCGCAGGTGCACGACGGCTTGGTGCTCAGCGCGCCGGCGCCGCATGAGGGTGTTTCGCCAACGCGGCACGGCGAATTGCCCGCCTCGCGCACCCTGGATTTCTGGGGCAACGGACGCATCGAGGGACGTGTCCGCATCGAGGGTGTCCCGGCCGCGCGCCGGGTGCGTCTGTTCGAAGCACTGACTGGGCTGCTGGTCGCCGAAGCCTGGTCGCGCAGGGACGGTTACTACCGCTTTGACTATCTCGATCCCAGCCGCGATTTCTTCGTGTTGGCGCATGACCACGCGCGCCAGTTCAACGCCGTCATCGCTGATTGGGTTCGGCCCGAGCCCACCGTATATCCATGATCACCCTGTCCGTACCGGTCCGGAATGGCCGATTGGCCGTGATCGGCCAGGCGCTGGATGCCGGCGCTGCTGGCGGCCTGCTGCGCCTGTATTCCGCGCCACGTCCCGATATCGGTCAGGCGCTCGCCGAGCAGGTCCTGCTGGCCGAGGTCCGCCTGCCGCAGCCGTGCATGGCGAACCTGGAGGGCGGCCGGCTCGTGTTCGCGCCGATCGGGCAGGCCCTGTGCCGCCGCTCCGGCATCGTGGCCTGGGCACGGCTGTGCGACAGCGACGGGCGCTGGGTGGCGAATCTGGATGCGGGGCTGCCGGACAGCGGGGCGGAGGTCGAACTGTCGAAGTTGCAGGTCTTCGCTGGCGGCGCGGTCAACGTGGAACTGGCCGAACTGATCGAATAGTGCCGTGACCGTCGATCTCGAATTCCGGGGGGCGTGGAAGCCTCCGAACGGCGGCAGTGCCGATCTCGACTTCGGGGACACGCGACAAGCGGTTCCCGAGGCGGCCAGTGCCACGGTGCGCCTCCGGCTGGGTCCGCCCAAGGCGCGTATCCGCGCGGCCTACGACAATCAGGTGAGCCGCAAGCTCGAGGGCGGGGGCCAGGTGCCGTGGCAACGCGCGCATCGCCAGGGAGCCGGCCTGCACAACGGCTGGGACGACAGTGCGCGCGACCGCAGTGCGGCGGCGGTGTCCTGGCAACCGGCCGTGACGCTGGCCGGCACAGTCCAGTCGGCCGGCGGCGACAACCAGCGCACCCGCAGCGCCAGCCGCGTGCGGTGGCAGGGCGCAGCGCCCGCGCCATCCTCAACGGCGGACCGCATCAATCCGCTGGTACCGCAGCATGGCGTGCTCGGCTTGCCGTGGGGCGAGGGCGGGGCCTTGTCGGGCGCCGTGCTCAGCCCGTTCGTCTGGCTGGTGCCGTGTTCGCGCGGCCAGTCTCTGGGATGGCAACCCTCAGTGCCACATGCCTTGCGCGAGGGGTTCGGGTTCTCGCCTGGACGCTGGCAGTCGGGGCGCTGGTCACTGCCATGGGAGATCGGCCGGCGGCCGCGCCCAGGCGAGTCGCATCTGCCGGTCGATCCTCCCGTGGTCGAGCCGGCGCCCAGGTATCACCCCGACCTCGACTTCATCTGCCATGCGACCCGCCAGGGCCTCACGTGGCGCCCCGCGCTGTGGCTCGACTTCGGCGCCCACCCGTGCGGGCAGCCGGACGCCGGTGTCTTCAGCGTCCCCATCCTCAAGGTCTATCTTGTGAGCAACTCCGTTGATGTCGTGCGCCTGCCCGGCCGCGAGCCCATTCCCGTCAAGAGCCTTCAGCTGTCCATCGACGCGGACTCCTGGGCGTGGGGCTTCTCGGCCAGCCTGCCGTATGCGGCACTGGAACTGGTCGAGCCGACCGCATCCGGGCCGGTGGAGATCGAAATCACGATCAACGGCGTGACCTGGGTGATGTTGGTCGAGGGCTTCGACGTGCGGCGCGAGTTCGGGCAGGCGAGCCTCAACATTCGGGGGCGCTCGACAGCGGCTTACTTGGCCGAACCCTATGCGCCCAAGCGCTCCTTCGTGCCGGCGGCTCCCTTCACCGCGCGCCAGCTGGCCGAGCAGGAGCTGACGCGCGCGGGGCTGGTGACCGGCTTCACGCTCGACTGGCGCTTGCCGGACTGGCTGGTGCCGGAGGGCAGCTGGGGCTACCAGTCGCTGAGCCCGATGGGGGTGATCGGCCGCATCGTTGAATCGGTCGGCGGCTACGTCAACGCCCATCCGCGGCTGCGGACGCTGATGACCAAGCCTCGGTATCCGGTGTTGCCCTGGAACTGGGCGGACGAGGTTCCGGACCGGACGCTGCCCATCGACGTGGTCAAGACGCTGAACCTGCGCTGGCAGGAAAAGCCGACCTTCAACTCGGTGTACGTCTGCGGCGAGCGCCTGGGCGTCACCGGGCACGTGGTGCGCGCCGGCACGGCGGGCGATCTGGTCGCGCCGACGGTGGTCGATGCGCTGATCACCCACGCCGATGCCGCCCGTGAACGGGGCCGCTCGATCCTGGCGGACGTCGGCCGGCAGGCGGTCGTCACGCTGGAGATGCCGATGCTCAGTTCGCTTGGCCTGCTCGATCCGGGCCTGCTGCTCGCCGTGGGCGAGGGCAGGACGAACTGGCGCGGCCTGGTGCGTGCCACCAGCATCGCCGCCGAATGGAATGAATCCCTGACCGTGCGCCAGACCATTGAGGTTCAGCGCTACTACCTGTAGGAGCCCGCAATGCCCAACCTGTGGCGGCAGTTCGAGCAACTGCTGCCGGATGCCCCCTTGTTGGTCGGCACGGTGGTGACCCGTCACGACGACGGCACGGTCACCGTCCAACTGCTCGGCGGCGGACTCGTGCGTGCCACGGGTGCCGGTGAGCCAGACCAACGCCTGTTCGTACGCGGCACCGAGGTCGTCGGCCCCGCGCCGACGCTGCCGACCGTCGAGATCGAAATCTGAATCCCAACCTGTTTTTGCAACTGGAACCCGCCCTTGAGGCGGGTTTTGTTTTTTTTGGAGCACATCAATGAACGCACCGATGGTGGCCGACGGCATGGTGACCATGCCGCGGGCCGAATTCGAGGAATTGCTGGAGCGGGTCGCCGAGAGCGGCGCGCGGGCGGCACTGGCCGAGGTGGGCCTGGATGGCGAGAACGCCGCGAACGACATCCGCGAATTGCGGGGGCTGCTGGACGCCTTCAACGAGGCCAAGCGCACCGCCTGGCAAACCATGGTCCGGATGATCACGACTGGCCTGGTGCTGGCGCTGGTGGCCGGGGCGGTCATCAAGTTCGAGCTGTTCAAGGGGGCGCGATGATCGAGACGCTCCTGGGTGGTCTGCTGGGCGGGACTTTCCGCCTCGCCCCTGAAATCTTGAAGTGGCTCGACCGCAAGGGCGAGCGCGGCCACGAGCTCGCCATGCAGGATAAAGCGCTGGAGTTCGAGAAGCTGCGCGGCGCGCAGCGCATGGCCGAGATCGGTGCAAGCGCCGATGCGGCGTGGAACACAGGCGCCATCGAGGCACTGCGCGACTCCATCAGCGCGCAAGGCCAGACCTCCGGCGTGCCATGGGTTGATGCGCTGTCGATTAGCGTGAGGCCTGTGATCACGTACTGGTTCATGGGCCTGTACTGCGCGGCCAAGACCGCCGCGTTCGCGGGTGCGCTCACGGCCGGGGCAGGGTGGGGCGCAGCAACGGTGCAGGCGTGGACCGAAGCCGACCAGGCGCTGTGGGCCGGGGTGCTGAACTTCTGGTTCTTGGGTAGGGTATTCGATCGGGTGCGGTCGTGACGGTGGTGCCACAAGCGGCCGTCGCACTCGCCAAACACTTCGAGGGATTCCATCGGGTGGCGAGGGTCGACCCTACCCGGGCTCAGCCGTATGTCTGTCCTGCCGGGTTTTGGACAGTTGGCTACGGTCACCTTTGCGATCCGACGCACCCGCTCATCACGCAGGCCCAGGCCGAAGTCTATCTGGCGGCGGATCTCGTGACAGCGCTCAACGCGACGCTGCGCTACTGCCCCGTGCTCGCCGCCGAGCCCCAGGGCCGGCTCGCCGCCATTGTGGACTTCACCTTCAACCTCGGGGCGGGGCGGTTGCAGACCTCGACTTTGCGGCGGCGGGTCAACCAGCGCGACTGGTCCGCTGCTGCAAGCGAGCTGCGCCGCTGGGTCTACGGTGGCGGCAAGGTGCTGCCGGGGCTGGCCGCACGTCGCGAGGCAGAAGTGGCTTTATTGCGATTGAACTGAGGTGACGCTTGGCTTCTGTGTTGAACAGCGCGTTCATGTCATCACACCAACCACACCGGAGTACAAAATGTCCAAGTCCATGCGATTCAAAGCCCCCGTGATCGACGACGTGCAGTCCAGCAATGTCGACGCCGTATTGCAGGAGCCGCTGCTCGATCTCTTTGGCTACGCCATGCGGTCGGTTGCTGTGACCCTGGCGCGCGAAGCACGCCTCCACACCGACGATTTCGAGACCAGCAGGTCGGCCGGCTGCGATGGCTTCACGCTGGCGATGCGGCAGGTCTTTCCCGGCAAGCGGCGGGATGCGTGGGTCGGCGTTTTCGAGCGGGGGGAGCAACGGCTCGAAGTGCTTGGGCACCTTGAGTAAGTAACCGTGTGGCCGGGCTACCCCGGCCACGATTTTCTCTTCAAGCCATCGGATGCCGAGCGCTACAGCATCTTCTGTATGTCGCTCAATGCCTCATCCAGCTCGAGTTTGAGCGGCACCAGCAGGCAGTGCAGGCATCGACATTCCCAAGCACGGTCGCTCCACAACTCGAGCAGGTGCAGGATGCCGATGAGGCCAGTACTGACATTGAGCAGACGCGCGCACGCGTCTTCGGTCGTTGCGTAAATCTGCGCGCTCGCCGTATTCAGCTGACGCACTGTCGTTGCGACTGGCGTTTTGACACGCTTGCCGATCCGTCCTGCTTGTGCCGCGAGTTGGACGATCAATTGGCGTTGCCGGGCGAACGCAAGCATCTGCGGGGAGTGTGTCTGTTCACGCATGCATCGCCTCCGTTTGCTCAACGGGGGCAGGAAAGGCTCGGCCAGCGCCAAAAAATACAAGGCTGGGTAAGCGTAGGCAGATGGTGGTGGAGAAACTGATGGGAAAAGCTGGTTGCTCAGGACGAGCAAGGACATCAGGCATAGCGACCTCTGTGAGTGGTAGAGGCCCGCCGCTCATTCTCACATGAGGGTGGCGGGCCAGACGACGGAGGTGAGAAACCGGCACAGAGAACCGGCCAGCCCGAAGACTGCCCCGCCCGGCCCGCGATGCACATTGTAAGCGTGCATGCTTGCTACGGATAGGACGTCGGCCGGTCACCGCGCGTTGTTCAGAATCTCACCCCCGATCACCGTTGTTCGATGACGGCGACAGTCTTGGGGAACCCCGGAATAGAGTCAAGGTGAACGCACCAGGCGGGAAGCGGCGGTGCAGCAAGCGATTACCGTCGCAGACAAGAGCGTGCTGTATAGCCGCGACTGGTGGCGGTTCGGGGTCAGACTTCGACCACCTCGTAGCGGCGCTTGCGCCGGGTCTCGTCCCGAGTGATGCGCGACAGGTAGTAGCATTGCGCGCACCAGTGGCCAGCGATAATGCTCCGGGGAGTGGTATGCCAGCGATGTCCGCTCTGTAAGCTACTCGCCTGATTCGCTACGCACCCGCTCCCTTACCTGGCACTACCCTTTGACTCCATTTGTTGACATCTCGGCGAGGATGGGTTCGTGGCGGGCAATCAAGACGACGGCCACTGTGAGCTTGGCCATTCGTGATGCATTTGATGCGTGACATCTGCATGTTCAAACCACGCTTCACCTATCCCCACGGCGCGAACGTCTTTGGCTGGACAGCATCTGCCGGCGCCTGTAGTGATCGAACCAACCAGCAAGCTCGGGCAGCGCGAGCGTGTCGGCCGGGATCAGCTTGCTGATCTGATGGATGAAGAATTCATAAGATCAGATGTCCATTCTTTTCATTCCTATTTCATCGAATTTCACGATTTCGAGGGATGCCCTTCACATTGTGATTCGCTATGATCCTCCCCAAGTCTAAATAGGGGTGCCTACGGCCGGCAGACCGGCCGCCACGAAGCCACCCCGTACAACAAGACGTTCGGGGAGTTTCATCGATGCGCCAGCCGGTCACGGCCCGCGCACGCGCTGCGTTGGAGCAGCCGTGTGCCATTGCACAACAACACTGCGATCGCGCAGGTACCGCAGACACCGCCAGCCGGCACGACCGCGCCAGGCGCTCGTTCGTGGCACGGTCCATTGCTGCCGCCGTTGCGCTTATCAGCTGGCTCAGCCCGGTGCAGGTCTCCTGGCAGGCGGCCCGGCAGAGCGCCGCCACGATTGCACTGCACGGCACAACCGTCGATAGCCCATTCACATCGTGGCGCACCACAGGCCGCCTGCTGGTGCGCTGGGGCCTGCGGCAAGCGCAGGCTGGCGCCATCACCGATCCCACCGCGCCGATCCGCTTCACGCCCACCCTCACGCAGACCACGGGGCAGGGCGGGGGCGTACCGGTTGTGAACGTCACGACGCCGAACTCAAGCGGCCTGTCGTACAACCTGCTGCGCTCGCTGACGGTCGATGGCATCGGCCTGATCCTGAACAACAGCCTGGCCGGCGGCGGCACGCTCCTGGGCGGCAACGTCGGCGGTAACGCGAACCTGGCCACGTCGGGCCCGGCCTCGACCATCCTGACGCAGGTCACGGGCACCGATCCGATCCGCATCAACGGCACGGTGGAGGTGTTCGGCACGCCGGCCAGCGTGATCTTTTCCGCGCCAGCGGGCATCTATACGCAGGGCGCGGGGTTCACCAATACGCCACGGGTGACGCTGTCCAGCGGTACACCGCAGTTTCTGAACGGCAGCGGCGCAAACGTTTCATTCGACCAGGCCACCGCGGTGGGCTTCCTGGTCAATAGCGGGCGCATCCAGATCGACCCGGCGGCGGGCTCCACGGCCGGTGCGGGGATCGAGGGCACGGTCGGGGCGATCAACCTGATCGGCCAGACGGTGGGCGTCAATGCGCCGCTGTACGCGGGCAATCAGATCAACGTGATCGCGGGGAACCAGCAGGTCGTGCCGGTGGCGACGGGCACGGGCCGGGCGGGTTCCGACTGGCAGGTGAGCGGCGCGGGCGCCAATGCGGCGGCCAACAGCGCGAGCGCGCAGAACGGCCTGGCGATCGACGCGACGGCGTTCGGCGCGATGACGGCGGGGCAGATCAAGCTGATCTCGACGGCGCAGGGGCTGGGCGTGCGCGCCGCCGGCGACCTGGCGGCCAATACCAGCAACGTCAATATCGATGCCAATGGCGATGTCAGCGTCGGCAATGTGTACGGGCAGCAGACCGCCGGCATTACGACGACGGGGTCGGTGAGCACGAGCGGCGCCGTCCGAGCGCAGCAGGACGTGACGATCGGGGCGGGCGGCGACGTGACGCTTGGCGGTGCAGCGCAGGCGGGCAACAACGTGACGGTGAGCGCGGGCGGCAATGTTGCCGGATCGGGCGATCTGGCTGCGGCCAAGGCGCTGAACGTGAGCGCGGGCAAGAGCGTCAACCTGGGCGGCAACCTGAACGCGGCCAACATTGCCGTGACGGCGCAGGGTACGGGCGGTACGGGCGATCTCACGCTGGGTGGGAACGTGTCGTCTCCGAACACCATCCAGCTGAACGCGGCGCGCGACGCTTCCATTGCCGGTCCGCTGACCACGGGCGGCGATCTGCGATTGACGGCCGGCCGCGACATCGCGATCGGCGGCGCGGTGCAGAGCACGGGGGCATCGGTACTCGGCGCGGCCCGCGATCTCCATGTCGCCGGTACCGGTTCCGTCACGGCGGGCGCGACGACAACCGCGACGGCTGGCCGCAACCTGGGTGTGGACGGGACGGTTTCCTCCCGCGGCGATATCCGGCTCGATGCCACGGACGGTCAGGTGGCATCCACGGGGTCGCTCATTTCCGGTGGCGGCATCACGGCTACGGCCGGCGGTGCCAATGGGGACATCGCTCTGGGCGGCAAGGTCTCGGCGCCCGGCTCCGTGACGCTGGCCGCCGCGCGCAATGCGACGGTTGGCGGACAGCTCGTGACCGGGACTGACCTGACGATCGGGGCCAAGCAGGATGTTGCCGTTACGGGGGCGGTCCAGAGCGTGGGCGCGACGACGCTCACGGGTGGCCGGGACATCGGCATCGCGAGCACCGGCGCCGTCATTGCGGGGACCACGACAACGGCGGCCGCCGGCCGTCATCTCCTCCTCTTGGGCAGTACGGCCTCGGGTGGCGACACCCAGCTGACCGCGACGGGGGTGCTGGCGACTGCGGGTACCGTGCTTGCGGGCGGTAACGTCAGTGCGAGCGGGCAGGGCGGTGTCGCCCTGGGCGGCACGGTGTATGCCACGCGCGGCGTGACGGCGCAATCGGGCGGCGGAGCAATCGGTGTCACCGGCAGCGTCATCGCTCACGGCGGTAGCGCCGTGTTGACCGGGACGGATGTGACCGTCTCCGGCACGACGCAGTCCAGTGGGGATACGGCGCTGACCGCGACGCAGGGAAGCGTGGCCGTCGATGGTCAATCCGCTGCGGTGGGCAACCTGAATATCTCGGCCGCGCAGGACATTGCCGGTCAAGGCACCACCACCAGCGTCGGCAACACAACCCTTGCGGCGGGCCGCGATATTGCCCGCACGGGGGGCAGCCAGGCGGCGGGCAATCTGACCGCGACGGCCGGAAACCGTCTTGCCATGGCGGCACTGCCTGTGGTCGGCGGGGATGCCACCCTGAGCGGGGCGAGCGTCGCGCTGGGGGCCACCGGCAAGAGCAGCCAGATCAAGGGCACGCTCACCGCCACCGGGGCGCAAGGTGTCACGACGGCCGGCACCATCAACGCGGGGTCGGCGAAGCTGACCGGCGGTGCGGTCAACAATATCGGCACCGTCACGGCGTCGAACACGTTGACCGTCACCGGTTCCACCATCACCAACAGCGGCACGCTGGGCGGTGCGACAACCAGCGTGCACGGTACGGATGTGGCCAATGCCGGCCTGATCGGCGGCCAGACGGTCAGCGTCACGGCGGACAACACGCTCAGCAACCAGAACGGCACGCTGCTCGGTACCAAGTCGCTGGCCGTGGCCGCCAACACGCTGACGAGCAACCGCAACGGCGTGATGTTCGCCGGCAGCCCGTCCGGCACTACGGCCGGGCAAGGCGACCTGAGCGCCACGGTGTCGGGCGGGAACGGCAGTTTCAATAACGTGGGCGGCCAGATCCTGGCGGGCAACAACGCCACGATCAACCTGCGGAACCAGACCGTCGACGGCGCGAACCTCGGCACCATCAACGCCAACGGGGCGCTGACTTACAACGTCGGCGCTGTCGCCAACACCGGCGCATGGACCGTGGGCGGCAAGACCGCGACCATCAACGCGGCCAACGGCATCGCCAACACTGGCTCGATCCAGCACGCGGGCGATTTGACGCTGAGCACGCACGGTGCGGTGACCAACAACGGGCAGATCATCGCTGGCAACGACCTGGCGGTCGTGGGCGACAGCATCAACAACGCAGCCGGCGCGACGCTGCACGCCGATCATGACCTGTCTGTCACAAGTGCCACCACCAACCGGGGCACGGTCGAAGCGCTCAATGACGTCAAGATTGCCGGGGCCGGCTATGACAACGCTGGCGCACTGACTCAGGCCAACCGCGACCTCAACGTCAATGTGTCGGGCAACGTGCTGAACCAGGGGGGCACGATCGGCGCCGGGCGCGATGTGAATCTGTCTGCCGGTCAGATCATCAACGATGCGACCGCGTCGGGTGGTGCCAGCACGACCGTGGTGACGGGGCAGGAGGTCAACCCGACGTACCTGTCGCGGATCGTGATCGGACAGAAGCAGGTGCTGATCTCGGTCGGGGGGACGGCAGACGATGGCCCCCAATACAGCCCATTCTATTTCCCGATCACGATCGGCGATCTGAAGCCTAGCGCCAGTGGCGTGATCTCGGCCTATCAGGCGATTGATATCTACACACCCAGCACTGGCGGAGGCGATAACGGTGCGTCCCCCCAATCGATGGAACTGTGGCATTTTGGCGAGCCGCCCTCCACGACGGGGGCTGCACCGGCCGGCAAGATGGCACCGCTCATCACGCTGCCGACCGTCACCCGTACGGAAACGACCACGCAGGATGGGGTCGCCGGCGTCATCCAGGCTGGCCGCAACTTGGCGGTGACAGCCTCCACCCTGTCCAACAACGGCGGGCGGATCAGTGCAGCTGGCAATCTGAGCATGACGGTCGGCACGCTGAACAATGGCACCTCGGCGGGCGCGACCAAGACCATCACTGAGTCGATCGATCAGGCGACGCTGAATGCCTTCATGCGGCAACTGGCGACCCAGCTCGGCTGGAACGCCTTCTACACGGGGCCGCTGGCCGTGCTCAGTGAAGGGTGTGGGTACCGCGATTGCAATCCGACCCAGGGACTGATTCAGCCGCATTGGATCTGGTTGAACTACACCTCCGACGGTACCGGCAGTGTGAACGGCTTCACCGCCACGCCGCCCGCCGCGCAGACGACTTTCCAGCAGGCCGCAGGCAAGCAAGGTGTCATCGCCGCCGGCGGCAACATCGACCTGACGCGGGTCGGCACGCTGAACAACGGCGGGCAGATCGCCGCCGGCGGCAACGTCGCGCTGGGCGGGTCGGTCAACAATGTCGGCCAACAGCTGGTCAATCGCACGACACTGCCCGGCTGCGTCGGGAATCCCGCAACGTGTACCAACTCGGTCTCCAACGGCTTCTTCGGCGCTGCTGCCGCAGGGCCGTGGGACAGCCCGACGTACGACGTCATCGATCCCAAGCAGCAGGTCGCCAGCATCGTGGCGGGCGGCACGCTGACCGCCAACGCCGCCCAGCTGACCAATCAGACCGGCACCATCACCGCGGCCGGGAATGTCCTGATCACGGCGCCCACCGTCACCAACACGGGCGGGACGATCCAATCGAAGGCCGGTTCGGTCACGATCAATGCCGCCAATGGCCTGGTCAACCAGGCCGCACCGACGACCACGGTTCACCAGAGCCACGGCTCGGATGTCGGGCCATGCGGCAAGAGCGGCAGCGGCAACTGCGATACGGCCACGCAAACCGCCACCGGCGACGCCGGCATGATCCTCGCCGCGGGTGACCTGACCGTCAACGCCGGTTCGGTGCGCAACAATGGCGGCGCCATGGTGGCCGGCGGCAACAACACCATCACCACGGGCAGCTTTGATAACAGCCCGGTCTTCCTGCGCCAGTACTACCACTGGATGTTCCTGGACCAGGACAGCAACGCGAGCGATCGCTGGGGCTGCGACTCGGCGGGCGACATCTCCGGTTGCCAGCGGGCCTTTGGCGGCAACCTTCGCAATGGCACCAACGCCAATGCCGAGAACGCGCCCACCATCGGCGCGCTGAACTCATACGTGAGCGGCGGCAACCTGACCATCCGCTCGGGCGGCGCCATCATCAATGGCGGCAACATCGAGGGTACGGCGATTTCGCTCTCGGGCGCGACGATCACCAACGGCATCACCAACCCGTCGATCCAGACGCCGCCGTCCACCAGCGGCCGGCAGGTGGTGAGCCTGGGCCCGATCGGTACCGCCAATGCGCAGTTGCCGGTGACGGGGACGCCGGACACCTTCAGCGGTCCGACCACGGTTGTGCAGCAGGGCGTACCGAACCCGTCCAACCCGGGCACCGCGAATGGGCGCTGGCAGTTCAACCCCGTCGTCGTGACGACCCAGAGCGGCGGCGCGGTGGCATGGCATTTCAATACGCCGCTCGATGGCGCGGCGATGAGCGCGCCGACGGCGTCCGGCTCTACGGCGCAATACCTGTCGAACAGCCCCGCCACGGCGGTGCTGGGCGGCGTCGGCCCGCAGACGCTGATCAACGCGCTGCCGGCCGACCTGCGCCCCGGCAGCACACCGTTCTACTACGACCCGCAAGCCGAGAACCAGCGCCTGGACCAGGCCGCCCTCGCGCAGACCGGCCGCACGAGCTTCATCAACGGCCTGACGTACGACAGCCAGACCCACCTGACGGTGGACGATCAGCAAAAGCTGATCCTGTACCAGAACGCCGTCGATTACGCGAAGGCGCACAGCGTCCAGCTGGGCCAGGCCCTGACGCCGGGCCAGCTGGCCGCGCTGGACAAGCCGATGCTGTGGTACGTGACGCAGCAGGTGCCGGATCCGAACTGCCTGAGCGGCGCGTGCCCGATGGTCAGCGCGCTGGTGCCGCAGGTGTACCTGCCGCAGGGTTACAGCGGGATCGAGCCGGGCGGCAGCATCGTCGCGAGCAAGTCGTTGGAGCTGCTGGCCGACAGCCCGATCCGCAACACCGGCACGCTGGGCTCGTACGGCACGCTGACGAGCAACACCACCATCATCAACGAGCAGCGCGCTGCAGAGATGACGGCGGCGTGGCAGCCGATCGAGGACGGCTGGGCGCGGACGACGGGGCAGCAGGGGCAGGCCAACAGCGGGTTCGTGTTTGCGGCCAACGCGGCGGGCATTGCGGGGCAGATCCAGAACATCAATGGTGTCGTAGCGCAGCTGAATGCGGACGGCACGATGAGCGCGGCGGAGGCTGCGCGGGTGGCTGCGGCGGTTCAGGCTGGTATGCAGGCGGTGACGAGCACGCACACGGACACCTTTGTGCGCTCGGAAGGCTGGTTCGGACAACTGTTCGCCGGCGTGGTGATGGTGGCCATTGGGATCATGACGGGCGGCGCGGCGATGGCCGCGTATGCCGGGGTGGGCGCGACCCTGACCGTGGGTCAGGCCATGGCTCAGGCGGCGATTAGTTCGATGACAACCAATGCCATGCAGCAGACGAGCAGCGGCATGGGTTTCAGCTTCGGTGCGTTGGTCAAGGCGGGGGCTACGTCGGCACTGACGGCGGGCCTCACACAAGGCATCACGATCGGTGCAGATGGCACGCTGGGGACAGCGGATAGCCTGAGCTCGGTGGCGTCGGATCGGAGCATTGCGGCGCTGTCGGGCACGAAGGCCGTTGGTGACGGCTTGACGCAGGCTAGCGCTGCGACTGGCACGTTGGGCCAGCAATTGGCTGCGCTGGCGCTGGATGCCAGCATCAAGGCAGGTGTCAACACCGCGATCAACGGCGGCAGTTTCCTGACGAATCTGCGTGATAGCGCTGTGAACGATTTGGCGGCGATAGCAGCGTACGGCATTGGGAATCTCAACGCGAACGGTACGCTGGTGGGGCCTGCGTACTATGCGGCGCACGCGTTGCTGGGCTGCGCCAGTTCTGCGGCACTGGGCACCGGGTGCGGTGGTGGCGCGATTGGTGGAGTGACCAGTGCCCTGCTGGCGCCGGACATCATCAAAGCGATCGATCCGACGGGGGCGCCGCTGGATGCGGGTCAGCAGGCTGTGCTGGCTGCCTTTGCGGGACTGGCAGGCGGTGGCATGGCTGGCGCGCTGGGGCAGAACGTCCAGGGCGGGATGGCAGCGGCTCAGAACGAAGCGCTGAACAACTCGGGAAATCACGCTGAGGATGCGGCTAAGAAAGGTGGCTTGCTGAATCAATCTTGGGATGCCGTAGTCGACTGGGCGAAATGGACCTATAGCAATCCGATTGGTGATACCGAGCGAGGGCTCCGGAATTTCCTTTCGGTCGGGCAGCGTAACGGGCGTGATGCGCAGACGGACCCGAATCGGCAGCTGGATCCCAATGGCGGCGGGTCGAATACCGGGAGTCCGAGTGCACCTGCAGTCGTGGTTGCCTTCGGCGCGATACTGTGTTTGCTGTCCGGAGGGACGGCCTGCGGCATGATGATGGTGCCCGTACCGGCACCATCGGGGTCGCCGCCGGGTAATGCGATTCTGTCGAGTAGCAGCAGTGGTAGTGACTCTGGTGGGAGCGCAAGCGGGCAGGGCTCGAGTAGCGCAGCAAGCGGTTCGCCCAGCACCCTTGCCAACAACAGGCTGACGGGTAAGGTCGCGGAGGTTGAAGTGGGAACAAGCCTGAAAGGCCAGGGCCTTGATGTTCAGCCCCAAGTAAGTATGACCAGCGACTCAACCCGCGCCGTTGCGGATTTTGCCGTCAATGGTCGCCCCAATGCGACGGTTCAGGTCCCGCAAGGCTATGTGGCTGAAGACATTAGTGGCAAACCGTTGCTTGGCGCCAACGGTGCGCCGATAAAATCGTTTAATCTAAACGCTCAGGGACAAGCCATTGTTGAAGTCAAGACTGGTGGTGCGGCGCTTACCTCAAATCAAAGCAACGTATATCCTGCCGTTCAATCTGGGGCGGCAAAACCTGTTGGTGGTAACGCGACCAATGCCTTTGGAGCTCCGCTGCCAGAAAATTTGGAGAAGACACCAGTTGTGGTTCTGCGGAAAAAATGAGGTGCGATGTTATGACAGCGTTTAAATCTGATGTCTATGAAATTTGCCGCGAGGTTGCGGCTGAATTTTCGGGGTGGAGCTTTTTATCTGGTCAATTCAAAAACAAAGAATTAAAACACACCGATTTGATTATCCATCTTGGATTCGGATTTGAGGGCGGCACGACACCTGTCCAGCCAAATATTTATATCATCAATAAAAGGGTTTCAAAACTCTGTAAGAGTATATTTGGGGCGGATGGGTACGCGTCAATTGTTAGCCTTCAGACGGTGGCCCACGCGCTCGAATATACGCCAGAGAAATTGAGAACAGGGTTTTGGGTTGTGCAAGATAAGGCGGAGTTTTTATCTCTTGGGCAAGCGAGTCAGGCTGTTGAAGATGTGACGCTGGACATGATTGAGGCCCGTTCTGCACTCATTGCAACGATGAAAGATGGAATTTCATTTATTGAAAATCACTACGATCTGAGCGATGAGGATGCATTTTTGAGAGGTTTGCCGGTGAAGTACACAACACGTCACGTGAATTCTCCATATGACCAAATGGAAAAGATGAAGGGCGTGATGATTTGCCTTGTGCGAATATTGCTTGGTGATTTTGACTTTGTTTTGAATTACCGTGGTGATGAATTCAAGACATTATTTCCGAAGCGATTTGCGGAGTTGGATAAGATCATTGCAGCGTTGCCGGAATTAAAGAGGAAGTATGACGAAACTGGGTCGGTAGTTTGAGGCAATTGGAAAACTATGCTGCTAGGGATAGTGTTCAAAACTCCCGCAAGCGCGGGCAGTCGAAGGAAGGTTCGCAACGCTGGATGAACCCATGAAACAAAGCGACCTTGGCCTGGACCTGAGCAACCGACGCACGCGCAAGCAGGTATTTCTGGATGAGATGGAACGTGTGGTGCCGTGGCAGGCGTTTTTGGCGTTGATAGCGCCGCATGCGCCGGTCAAGGCGACGGGTCGGAAGCCGTTTCCAGTCGAAACGATGCTGCGCATCCACTTTCTGCAGCAATGGTTCGGGCTGACGGACGTGGCGATGGAAGAGGCGCTGTACGACGTGCCGTTGTATCGGCAATTCGCGGGGCTGGGAGGCATAAGCCGACTGCCGGACCGGGTCAGCATTCTGCGCTTTCGGCACTTGCTGGAGCGACACCAACTGGCCGAGCAATTTCTGCAGACGGTCAACGCGCAACTCAGTGCGAAGGGCTACCTGCTCAAAGAGGGCACGGTGGTCGACGCCTCGCTGATTGCCGCGCCCAGCTCGACCAAGAATGGCAGCGGCAAGCGCGACCCCGAGATGCACCAGACCAAGAAAGGTAACCAGTGGCATTTCGGAATGAAAGCGCACATTGGCGTGGATGCGGACTCGGGGCTGGTGCATACCGTGCTGGGCACGGCCGCCAACGTCAACGACGTGACGCAAGCGCATGCGTTGGTGCACGGTAAGGAGGCCGACGTATTCGGCGATGCCGGCTACCAGGGCATCGACAAGCGCGAAGAGGTGCAGAAGTTGAAGGTGCGTTGGCATGTGGCATTGCGACCGAGCAAACGCCGCGCCTTGGACAAGAACACCGTGTCGGGTGCGCTCGTCGATGAGTTGGAGCGGGTCAAGGCGCGCATTCGTGCTCGCGTAGAACATCCGTTCCGGGTCATCAAGCGCCAGTTCGGGCATTTGAAGGTGCGCTATCGAGGCTTGGTGAAGAACACGCAGCAGTTACATACGTTGTTTGCCCTGAGCAATCTATGGATGATGCGCGGACGACTGATGCGTGAGGCCCGCGCATGAAGGAACACCGCCCCGAGCGGGCGGGAATCGGCCTCTCCATGCTGCGCGTAGCGTTCCGTTCGCGTCAGGCTTCGCATCGTCTGTTACGCATCCGCTCCGCTTCGATGACTCAGTTCGACGGAATGAGTTCTGAACACCATCCCTAGCGCGCGCCCCTCGCAGACGAATGCGGACACAACCCCATTGGGCCGCCGCCGCAGGGCACCGGATGATGCACCGGGCAGCCCTCCTGCGCGCAGACAGCGGCAAGACTCTCCAGAAGACTCCGCGCAAACCATGTTCCGCCGAGCTGGCATGACTTCGCTGCCGCCATCCCCGGCTACTTCTGAACATGTGCCACTCCTAGACAATCGGCCGACGCTCGAACGGATGGGTGTGGATCATCCTTTGCCGGGGCGCACGTGGTACGAGACCGGGCACACCACGGCATCGCCTGCTGATCGAACTTCCACCGCATCTGCGGCCCAGGTGGCCAGCTCGTCACGGAGTGCTGGTCCCGCAACAGCCGCAAGGCCCCAGCCCACGCATACATCGGCTGGCCAGCAAGCAACCGTGGACCGGTTGCGGACACAGGTCACGGGATTCCTCAGCGGCGCCCTGGGAAAACTGCAAGCTCTGAGCGCACAGAACATGGATCCAGAGTTGGCCCAATTCCGCGTTCTGGACGTGGACCGGGCGATCATGCCGCTGCTGATCGTTGCCGAAAACGCTCGCAATCCGGGACTCAATCTCGTGCCCCTGCATATGGATATGGCCGAAGACGAGGAGGTGCGCACCCAACCTCCAATGGCGGGGTCGCGACACATCGCTGAGTTCGTTGCGTCGGCCCGACCTGGACGGTACCGCGCGGTTATCGACGACGGTTCTCACACCAGAGCCGCAGATATTCGCAAGGACGCCTCTGGTACGAGCGTGATCGTTGTCGATCCCCTCCGAAAGGAAAAAGATGAAAACGCGTACGTAGATTACGCCGACAACGTGAATATGGAATTCGGAGAGCATGCGAAATGCGCGTTCATCCCGGTCGACATTCAGAAGTCCTTCTTCGATTGCCGGATACTCTCCCTGTCACTTGCACTCAAGATGCATGACAAGGACGACGCGTTTGCCGCATTCCACGAGACGCTGAGAAATGGTGGCGATCCCTCACACCACGTGTCCCGCGCCCAACAGACGGAGGAACTTGGCGCTACCCTTGTGCTTGATGGTGCGCCACTGGTCGACGCCCGTATGATGAAACATGGTCAAGCCGCAAGCTCTGTCTCTCGGTATCTCGAAAACCATCCCGAGCAGTCAACCGTACCTGTTAATAAGCGCAATGAAACCTTGGGCGAGCGAACAACCCGCCATCTCGTCAAACGCAAGGTGCGCAACCGCGCTGATTCCGAAGGCCGCGTGACGAGCGGAGAAACGAAGGAGATCACGTTCAGCAACTCCGTCGAGCAAAAGCGGATTGCGCTGCTTAACCGAGCCGCTTCCTATATGAATTCAGCGCCGCCGCCTGTTGTAATGCGTATGGCAAAACTGCTGCAGGATTCCCTATTGGATACCAACTGAAATCACGCTGGGCGGTCGGCGATTTTAAAAAATCGACAACAACTCACAAACCAGCTTCGGATTTGCCAAAGTGGCATTAGAATTCCGGTGTCCGGGTCCACACGACTGATCGTGCTTTTTTGCATATGAGGCATGAGCGCTGGCCCGGTTATTTCCACAAGAACGATCTTTCCGGAAGAAACCACATGGCAACCTACAAAGACCTGCTTGCTCAAAAGAACAAGCTCGAAGAACAACTCGAAGCCGCCCGCCAGAAAGAGCTGGCCGAGATCACCGCGCAGGTCCGACAAGTCGTGCAGGAATACGGCCTGACCGCAGAGGACATCGGCCTGGCACCGAAGCGTGGTGGCAAGCGCGGTCCCAAGGCGGTACCGGTCCCCAAATACCGCGACCCCAAGACTGGCGCCACGTGGACCGGCCGTGGCCGTGCACCCGCCTGGATCGGCAAGAACCGCGACAAATACCTGATCGCCTGATTCACCGGCAAGGGTTGCCTGCCGCCACGAGGCGCACGCCGGTCAGCCCAACTGCCGGACACGCGCCTCGATGGCAGCGGCCAGGCGCGGAATGCGCCGCGCCACCACTTGCTCGATGTCGAGCCGCTTCCTGAGTACGACACGCGGCACCAGCACCGCAATCGGAACGTCGGCGCCACGCTTGATGCGCTTGACGCCCTCGGCCTTGCGGTAGCGGCGCTTGAAACCCGCCAGCGGCCGGTCGTGCTCTCCGATGTTCTCGGCCATCAGCACCACGTTCCCCTTGTCGTTCTTCACGAAGTAAGCGTTACCGCCCCGCATCAGCTCGGCGATTTGCGCCTTGAAGCGCTTCCGGCCAACTCGCCCGTACAGCGGAATCAGCAGCCGGCCACCGATCACACCACCCCGTTCGTGGATGGCTGACCACGGCACCCGCGAGCCCACATAGAGCGCCGGCAGGCGCTTCGGATCCTTGTCCAACACCTTGGCCGTGAAGCCCTTGAGGAAGGACTTCTTGACCACCCGCATCTGCCCGGCGACGTGATCGCGCATGTCCTGCTTGAGCTCCGCCGCCTCGCTGGCCATGGCTTGTGCGACAGCCTTCTTCACCTTCGGTCGGAAGTCCCCCGCCCAGCGGCGCAGCTGGGCCTGCGCCGCAGCGCTATCGATTCGAACGGAAATCCGCATGGCTGTTCGCCTTGTCGTTGAGCTGGTCGAGCGTGCGCTCAAGGTTGTGCGCGTCACCCCGCGTGCCGATGGCGATCATCGACAGCAGCCGGGCGTCGCGCGCTGCCTCCGCACGCACGACGGCATCCAAGAAACCGCGCATCTGAGCCAGTGTGTAGTCGAGGACGTCAGGTAAGCGGTGACCGTGGTCGATCAGGCGGCCGACGGCATCGAACCAGACGGCACCGGCCCTGCCCTCACCACTTGGCCGAAGAGCCCGTCGAGTCTCGGCAGCACCGTCCGGGTAAAAAAATCCGCGTTCACCTCGACTACCTTGGCCGCCAGCAGGATCGCCTCGTCGGCTGCAAGCGCATCGACCCACGCACGTGGCTTGTCCACCGCGATAGCAACGGCCTGCAGCAGATCGTCGCCGTGCTCGATGAAGAGCTCGAGCCAGTCGATCGACGGCGCGTTGAGCTGCTGCAGCGTCGGCGAGATCGCGCGCAGGAAGGCCGGCAGCCGGCCCACCTTCAGCGGGTGGATGGCGAGCGCCTCCCCGCCCACGGCGAGTTCGGCCGGCTGCGGGATGAGTTTGTCCAGATCGTCCATGGCCGCCCTCACAGTTGCACGATCCTGCCAAATTGGCCAAGGACCGCGTCGAACGGTTTGGTCGGATCCGCCAGCAGCGAGCCCTCCATCTCGAACTTGTTGTACTCGTCCGAGATGAGCGACAGTTCCTTGAGCGGATCGAATGCCACCCGGTACAGCTCGACCAGCACCTTGGCGTTGCCCTGGGCGGTGTTCAGGCCCTCCAGGCGCAGGTACCGCTCGGGCAGCGGCTGGGTAAAGATGCCGATCTCGGTGGCGACGCCATAGGCGTAGCTCGCCTTGAACGGCTTCACGTAGGGCACCGGTGGCGAGCCGCCATCATCCAGGCGCAGGAACTGGATCGACCCGAAGTCCAGGTCGCCGGTGTAGTCGACACCGGCGGCCAGCGTCGCGGGCTTGGCGCCGCTGTCCTTGATCACCAGCTTCGACACCTTCGGGTGGGCCAGGAAGTAGCGGTCGCCCACCATAGGCTCCGCGGCGCCGACCGGCTCGTCATTGACCGCGCCACCATCGCCGGTGACGTGGTTGCCGTACAGGGCCAGCGCGAGGTTGTCGCGGGTGAACTCCTCGATGGTCAGGTTCAGGGTGGCCGACTTCTGCTTGACCATCCGGTGGTCCAACGTACGCTGGCCGGACTGGCTCTCGTAGTGCTCCAGCACGTCGGTCTTGAGGGAGAGCTTCAGCTCGGCCACGTTGCCGGGCGAGCGCACCTCGTAGGGCACGCCAGCGGCATCGCGCTTGCCGAGGAAGACGCGCCCCTGGAAGGAGGCGTAGGTACTCATGATTGGGGGATTTCCTTGCTTGACGCAGAAATGGGTACGGGGGGGGTGAGCGCTGCCCGAACGGGCACTCTCGAAGCGCTGCAGTCCCGCCTCGGTTGGCGGGCAAATCAGCAGTCAGATGGGCTTCAGGCAGGGGTCGCCAGATCGGCGGCCAGGGTCCGGTAGGTAATGCGGTAGCGCGCCGGAATCGCGGCAGCCACGGCGTCGGCATCCTCGACGTCCCACTCGCAATCGAGTTCGTGGATGCCTAGCGCCAGGCCACCGCAATTCACGTCGGCCATCAGCGCCGCGTGGGCAGCGGTCAGCAGCGCATCGGCTGCCGTCTCCGGCGCGGCGGGCGGCACCGCGCGGGCCAGCGCCGTCACCCGCACGGTCAGTTCGCGCGTGACCCGGTCGTTGGCCCGGCTGGCGATGGCATCGCTCTCCGGATACACCACCAGCGCCGGACACTGCTCCCGCGCGATGGCGACGGCGGGCGACCGATGCAGCGTGGCGCCCGCCGCCTGGACCGGCGCACGGACGGCCGCCATCACCGTGAGCAGGATCCGCTCACGGACGGAGTTGACTGCCATGGGGGTTACAGGCGGGTGAGCTTGGCGCGGATCTCGGAGCCGTCGCCGACCGCGCGCAGATCGCGCACATGGAAGACCGCACCGGCGATCTCGACCGTCTCGCGGGGACCCAGCCCCGCAAAGATGCTGGCGGGATAGGACATCACGTACTCGGTGCTGACTGTCAGGCCATCGAGCAGTGTCTCGTCGGGGGCCGCGAAGCCGACCATGTTGGTGCGCGGCGGGCTGCCATCGGACGGCCGCCAAACGCACTCCTTCAGGAGACCCGCATTGGCGGCGGCTTCGTAGAGGGTTGCCACGATATCCATGGTCACCCCATCGCCAGCTTGACCAGCACGCCCGGCCGCAGACACATCGGCAGCGGGTTGGACTGGGTGTGCACGTCGGTGCCCCGGCCGAACTGGCGCGGCTCCTGCTTGGCGTACAGCGGCTGGCCCAGCGTGTTGACCGTCTCGTTGAAGTCGGCCGGCGCGAAGTACGTGCTGAAGGTGTCGATGGTGCCCAGCGGGAAGACGTGCGCCTCGCCTGGTTCGATGAAGCTGCGCACCTTGCCGGCCGCGTCGGACGCCTTGCCCCGGTACTCCTCGAAGGTGATGCCGCCGAACTCGAAGCCGCTTCGCATGTCGTTGATCAGCATGATCCCTTCGCGCCAGCGCGAATAGGCCTCCTTGACGCTCTTGTGGCTGACCAGCGCCTTGAAGAAATCGGTCGAGCACAGGCAGTGCGCGCCGGTCATGACTTCGCCGAGCAGGGAATCCTCGATCATGCCGAGCACATCCGTGCATTTGTTCCGGACCTCGGTCTTGTCGACGCCCAACTCGAAGTTCAGCACCTTCTGCTGGATGCGGAACTCCTCGAACAGGTTGTAGAGGGTCGAGCCATCGGCGTCGAGGATCTCGCCCTTGAGCGCGCCCATCCTCAAGTGTTCCAGCGTGATGGCGTGCTTGTTGCGCATCGTCTCCAGACGCTCGGCCATCACGTTCGACACCGATTCCAGTTCGGTCTCCGAGCCGAAGCCGCGCAGGCCCTGGACCGCTTCGGGCAGCACCACGTCGTCGTGCGGGATGTGGGGGATGACGAACGAGCGCACGTTGCGCCGGCCTCGCGTGCCGACCGTGCCGGGCGAACCTGGCGGCAGCGTCGGCAGCAGCGTCAGCACGCCTTCGCGCTGCTCCACGATGATCTGCCGCGTGCGCACCGGCTTGGGCGCAAAGAGGTTCATTTGCTCCAGCTTGCCGTACCGGTTCGGGATCAGGTTGATGGCCGCCGTCATCGACGCCATCTCAAATGCGGCATTGGCGAATGGATTCTGCATGGTCGATCAGGCCCCGATGCGCACCAGGACGCCCAGTGCCTTGAGTTGAGAGATCGCGGCGTGCTGCTCGACGGCGGCGATGCCGGCGGGCCACTGCAGCGCGTGGGAGGCGACGATGGCGTGGCGTGCGACCATCAGGCCGTCGTCGCGGTCGGCCAGGTGGGCGTCGCACGGCTGCATCAGCACACCGGCGGCGTACTGGCTGCCATCGGTGGCGGAGGGGTCGAGCTGCTTGACCTTGCCCGTGGCGGTCACCATGCCGAGCACGGTGCCGAGCGCCAGGCTCTGGCCGGCGGCCACGGTGACGCGCTCGCGCGAATACAAGTTAGCGGCCTCGTACTTGAGGAGGTCGCCCAGGTTCAGTGGTTCTTGAAGAACAGGCATGTGTTTCGGTTACTGGATGCCCAGGCGCTTCTTGACGGCCTGGAGCAACGGGTTGCGGGGAGAGGCGGGATGACCGGCATCGGCAGAGACCGCCTGCGCGTGCGGATCGATACGGCTGGCGATCTCGGGCGATGCTTCGGCGCGCGCGGCCAGCAGGTGGCTGCGCACGCGCTCAGGCGTGGCGCGTGCCTCAAGGAAGCCCGCGATCAGGTCGGTGCGGCCGGCCAGCGTGCAAAGCTGGGCGATCTCCACGGCGTCGGTATGGCTGGCGACGAGGGCTGCCGGCGGCGAAGCAACAACCGGTGGTTGGGCGGTGGTGCCGATCGCGTCCGCAGCTGGCACGCTGACAGCAACGGGATCAGGTTGAGTGGTCATGGAACAGTCCATCTGGAGGTTGAGAGAGGGATTGCGCGCGGATGCGACCGGCGCAGGAACAGAAAGGGATGCGACGAGCTGCGCGAGCGCGTCCTCGAACGTGCCGACGTCGTCGGCCAGACCGGCGGCAATAGCGTCCTGTCCGAAGAACAGCCCCGCCTCGGTAGCCGTCACCGTCTCGGCCGACAGCCCGCGATAGCTGGCCACGGTCGCGACGAACAGCCTGTAGATGCGGCTCACCTCCGCCTGCAGCTGCGCCTGCGCTTCGTCGGTGATCGGCTCGTGTGGGTTGAGGTCGTTCTTGCGGGCGCCGGCAAACACCGCCGTGTAGCGAACGCCGTCGCGGGCGTCCTTGACCGACTGGTCGACATGCATGGCGATGACGCCGATCGAGCCGACGCCACCGGTGCGCGAGACGAAGACCCGCGACGCGGCGCAGGCCAGCGCATAGGCGGCCGAGAACGCCATGTCGTTGGCCGCCGCCCAGACGGGCTTGATGGCGGCGGCAGCGCGAATGCGGTCGGCCAGATCGAAGACGCCGCCCGACTCGCCGCCGGGGCTGTCGACATCGAGCAGGATGGCGGCGATGCTGGGGTCGGCCAGGGCCGCGTCCAGCTGCTCGCCGATGGCGGTGTAGCTGGCCAGCCCCGACTCAGCCTCCAGGCCGACGGTGCGCCGCACCAGCGTGCCGTGGATCGGGATCACGGCGATCTGGGCATGGCCACGGACCGGATTCCGTTCGGGTGGCGTGTAGTCGCCCGGCGGCGCCAGGCCGGCCAGGCCCACGCGCGGACCCAGCACCGACAGGATCACGTCAAGTTTGGGGCGATCAATCGCCAGCGGCACGCCAAACAGGCGTGTCGCCAGATGAGGCAACAGGGTCATGGAAATCCTTCAGGCGGCGACTGGCTCGCCTGCGTTGGCATCCGCGCGGGACGCGGCAGGAGCGCCATCCTTGGCGGTATGGCGTGGATCGGAATCGAAGATCAGCCCGAGCTCGTCGGCACGGGCGTTGTCGGCGGCGATCTCGCGGTCGATGTCCTCGGCGTCGTAGCCAAATGTGGAAATCGCTTCCGAGCGGCTCATCAGGCCGGCGCGGATGGCCAGCAGCATCGCCTTGAACTCCTTCTCGGGGTCCACCCACTGCCAGCCCTGCGGGATCCACTTCACCTGCAGGTATTGGCGACGGCGAGCCGCCCCGCCGCGCGCGAAGCCGGGGGCGATCAGCGCACCGGAGAGCACCGCCTGCTTCATCCAGGCCGCCCACACCGGGCGGCACATCTGGTGCACCAGCACGCTGTGCTGCACCATCTCGCAGCGGCGGCGGAATTCCAGCAGCCCCGCGCGGATGGACGAGTAGTTGACGCCAGTCAGGTCACCGGTCAGCTGCTCATAGGTGATGCCCAGGGCTGCGGCCACCGCACGGAACTGCGTGCGCAGGAACTCGCCGTAGGAGCCGCCGACATCGGCCGGGTCGCTGAACTTGATGTCCTCGCCCGGCTCCAGAATCTGCAGCGTCCCCGGTTCCAGCCCCACCAGCGAGATGCCAGCCTCGTCCGGCAAGCCCTCGCCCATCAGGTTGTCCTCGGGGCTCTGGCGCGTGACGAAGCCGGCGAACATGGCGGCGGTCTTCTTGCGCACGAGCTCCGCGTCGTCGTACTGGTCGAGCTCGTTCAACTTGACCAGCGCACGCGACAGCCACGGCTCGCCCCGGATCTGACCGGGCCGCAGCACGCGGTACAGGTGGATGATCTCGCTCGCGTCGACCCGCACGGTATCGAGCCCGCCCTGCCCCGACATCGGCGCCAGCCTGCCGTCGTCCGGATGCGAGCGGTACAGGTGGTAGGCCACGCGCCGACCCAGCCCGTCGAATTCGATGCCCGAGCGCACCACGTTGCCCGGGCCGGAGGCCCCTGCGATTGGCGGCAGGTCGACGTTCAGGGTCATCGGCAGATGCTCGGCCTCCAGCAGTTGAAGCTGCAGCGGCACGGTCAGGCCGTCCTCGGGGCGTCGCGGGCGCAGGCGGATCAGGCACTCGCCACCTTCCAGCATGGCGCGACAGGCCAGCGCCTGCAGGCCGTAGAAGTCGGTCTGACCGGCGGCGTCGGCTTCTGCCGTCCAGTCCCGCCACAGCGCCTGCACGTCGGCCTTGAAGGCGTCGTCGGTGGACAGGCTCTGCGGCTTGATGCCGGTGCCGACCGCGTTGGCGACGAACGCCTCGATGCCGGCCTGCGCCCAGGCGTTGCGCCGGACCAGATCCCGGCTCTTGATGCGCAGGTCTTCGCCACTGGCGAGCAGCGCCGCCACGGCGCCCGGATTGCCGGGCCTCCAGGCCAGCGATCGCCTACCCCGGCCGGCGGCCTCGTGGACCGGCGCCTGGCCGAACAGGCTGCGGATCCTGCCGAACCAGCCAACCTGGGTTCGTGATCCTTTGCTGGCCATCAGAACCCTTTGCCGGTCGTGACGCGGATCTGGCGCGGGGCGCCCGGCCACAGGCCGGTTTCGGCGGCCTGCTCGAACAGGCCGCGCCGGACCTCGCGGATCGCGAGCTTGAGCTCATCGACCGTGCGGTACTCGACCGTCTTGTCTTGGAAGGTGACCCGACGCTCGCCACGGGCGAGCGCGGCCTCCAGCGCTAGGAGTTGCGCTTCGGTGTATGCCATTCAGCGGTAAACCATCAGGTTGAATTCAGACGAGTCCGATAGCGTTCCGGCGGCGGTCGTGCAGATGACCTCCACAAACGCCTCGGTCTTGGCCTCGGCGCGCACGCGGGCGGCGGCGGCCTTCATGGACGACTGGCGACCCGCGTTGCGGGCGAAGGCCAGCCAGCAGTAGCCGTCGTCCGGCATCGGCTCGGCGAAGACCACGCGGTACCTGCCGGTAGCGAGGCGCACGACGCTCTGGACGTTGAATGCCGACCGGATCACCGCCTGGTTGCCTTCCGTGCCAAAGCACACCCAGGCGCGGGCCAGGCCCGGGTGATCCGCCGTGATACGGGCGCGGACCTCCTGAGCAATCGCAGCGGCAAGCTCGGCGATGTTTCCGGTCAGCGACATGGCCGCCGGATCAGGCGCCGGTCAGGGCCGCCTCGAAAACCGGCACGAAGTCGGTCTCGGGGTCGCCGATGGCGCTGGCCGCGACCGTGCCAATGTTCTGGCGGGCCTGGGCCTGTTCGTCGGCGGTCAGCGCCTGCGCGGCGTCGAAGCGCACGCGGCGGTCCACGGCGGCCAGCAGCGCGGCAATGCCGCTCTGGTCCTTGAGGATCGCCTCCTGCAGCTCCTTGAGGGTGTCGAAGGCCGCGTCGGCGCCGCCCAGCAGGTCGGCCTTGAGCGCATCGAGCAGGCCGGTGATCTTGGACGCCGAGAAGGTGGTCGCGGTGCCCGCCGCGTTGGCGTCATCGATCAGCGTGGCGCTGGCGATCTTGTCGAACTGCGCGCGCAGCTCGTTGATCGCCGAGACCAGACTGGTCTTGTCGGTGGTCGACAGCCGGGCCAGCGTGCCGACCTGGTCGTGGATGGTCTTGAACTCCGACGCCAGACGCAGGACGAGGGATTCGATGCGAGTCTGCAAACTCATGGGGGATGAACTCCGGGTATCAGGATGAGGAGCACCGGGGTGCTCAGGACGACAGCCAGCGGCTCTTGATCACGCGCCGGCCGGCTTGGCGGACCCCAGGACGGGGCCCAGAAACGGCGATGCCACCGCGAGGGGTGGCATCTGTGGGCGAACTCAATTCGATTGGGGACGGTGTGTCCGGCGGCGGCGCCAGACCCAGTTGCCGCTCCAACTCGCGCCAGTGACGCTCCTCGAAGCGGTCGAGCCCGGCGGCGCTCGCAGCCGCGCGCGCGTAGACGTAGCAGTCCAGTGCCTCATTGCGCTCGCGCATCTTCTGCCACGCGCGAATCGGGAAACCGCTCCGGTCACGGCGGGTGATCAGCTGCTCGGCGCACAGCTGCTGCAGGAACTCCGCATCGATCTTGGGCAGGTGCACAAACCCGGTCGGGAACGCGATGGTCGCGCCATCTTCTGCCACGTCGGCGGCTTTGCGCAGGTTGTTGTAGAACTCCAGCTTGGCGATGCCGACCACCACCGTGAACACCTTGATGCCGCGGCGCAACTTCTTGCCGTTGCGGGTGACATCGACCGCCGTCGGCGTGCCGATCAGCGCGGCGCCACGTGCCGTGCCCTTGACGGCCATCACACGGGCATCGCCGCAGGCGCGTACAAAGGCATAGGCTTCCTGCGTGGCGAAGCCGGTATCGAGCGCCAGGCGCGCGAGCGGCATCGTTGCGCCGCTGGCGTGCGTCCACTGCTCTTCGACCAGTTCGGCGAGCCGCTTCCACACCGCGTCGCGGGCGGTGTCGCCCATCAGCACGCGGTGCTCCACCAGCCACGCTTCCCTGCCGCGCCCGAAGGCCCAGATCGACACCTCGATGCGGTCCTTCTGTACGTCGGCGCCGGCAGAGAGCAACAGGCCGCCTGCCGGTACGGTGCCGATGGCATAGTCCTCGCGGCGCTCCAGCAGCCGTTGCCAGTCCGGTGCCTCGCCCTCCTCGACCCAGGTCTCGCCCAGTTCGGTGTTGCGGAAGGTCTTGATCGCCGCCGCCGAGCCGGATTCCTTGCTCACCGCGCTCTCCCAGGCTGCGGCGATCTCGCGCCAGCTGCGCCAGCCCACCGGGCTGTAGAGCGAGGACAGGTGGAAGCCCGCCGTGCGCCCGCTCGTTTCCGCCATCGCCCGCCATTCGCCCTGCGACAGCATCCACGCTTTGTGGTGCTCATGGATGGGCTCGTCGCAGGCTTCGCAGATGTACGCGGCCGTCTCAGGCTCACCTTTGGTCCAGCGCAGCTGCTCGAAGCGCAGCCATTGGCGGTGATCGCAGTGCGGGCATGGCACAAAGTAGCGGCGCTGGTCGGAGGCGTCGTATTCGCGTTCGATGGTGCTGGCACCGGCAATCGTCGGTGTCGACACGATGAAGATCTTGCGGCGCGCAAACGTCCGAGTCCGGGCTTCGGCGAGCGAGATCGCATCGCCTTCGCCCTCAACATCCAGCGGGTAGCCGTCGACCTCATCGAGAAACAGGTACCGCACCGGCATCGAGCGCAAACCCACGGCGCTGTTGGCGCCGGTCATGACCAGCACGCCGCCCCGGAATTCCTTGGCCAGGATGGTGTTGCCCGAGTCGCGCGAACGGGCTGGCGCGATGCGCTCGGCCAGCACCGCAGACTCCTCGATCAGCGGGTCGATCCGCTGCTTGGAGTTGCGCTTGGCCATCTCCACGGTCGGCCAGACGGCCATCATGGGGCCCGGCGCGTGGTGGATCACGTAGCCGATCCAGCAACTACCGCACTCGGTGCCGCCGACCTGTGCCCCCTTCATGAAGACCACCCTTTCAACGGGCGAGGTCGGCGACAGGCAGTCCATGATCGCGCGCAGGTACGGCGTGCGGTTGGTGCGCCAGCGCCCAGGCTCGGCCGACGCCTTGCTCGACAGCATGCGATGGCGGTCGGACCACTCGGAGACGGTGAGCAGCGGATCCGGCGTCAATCCTTCTCGCCAGGCACGCTCGAGCTCGGCGGCGCCTTCGTAATCCGCGTCCAGCATCAATCCACGCGCGGGCGCAGCTCGCCCAGTTCCTGCAGGTGTTCGCGCACGGTCGACTCCAGCGCAACGTGCATCGTGTGCGGATCGACGCCCAGGGTCGCGGCCATCTGCGCGGAGACACGCGCCGGCCAGTTCAGCCACGCATCGCGCTCGGCACGCGCGAGCTTGAAGACGTGCGCGATGGCCTGCGAGCGGTCCACCAGCTCGCCCTTGAGGCGGGCCAGACGCACCTTGTTGGTCTGCGCCTTGACCACCTCGTTGACCGTGCGGGCCTGCAGCAGCGACGTGCCGCCTGTGGGCGACGATGCCGGGCCGTCCGGGGGCTGTCCCCCTTCCGGCGTTACGGCGGCCCTGACGGGCGGTGTGCGCGTGCCGGTGCGCGGCGCTTCGGTGTTGCGTGCCCATTCGCTGTCGGCGCGGTCCGTATCAATGGTGCCGTCCGCGTCCGGCGTGATGCGCCCTGCGGCGATTGCCTTGCGCACGGCGGCGTCCGACACGCCTCGGTGCCGTGCATAGGCGCGAATTGAAATTCCCATCTGAATCTTGCTGGTCCTTTTGCAGATAGCGCGTGGCTTCTGTGCAGCACAGCGCGTTCATGTGTCCATCAACACGACACCTCAACCGGAGCACACGATGAGCAAAACCCAAGCCCGAAACAACGTGGTCGAAGAGTTGACCGAAATTAAGGAGCAGATGCTCGAACTAATCCAGAGTGCGCGCGGCTTGCTGAAAGCCGGCGGATTGCGCAGCGCGCTGGATCGTGCCGAGGACTACTGGCTTGCGCAGCTCACGATGGCGATCTCCGACGACCACGGCTACCTCGGCAGATCGGGATGCACCCTGCAGGACACCATCGAGGAAATCGAGAGCGACGAAAACGAAGAGAACGACTGACAGCTGGGGCGGGACCACCCGCCCTCTCCAACGAAAAGCGCTTGGCTTCTTCCCCGCACAGCGCGTTCATCACACCACGTTCAAACCACCTCGAAGGACCAACAGATGACCACGCAACAACTGACCCCGGCACAGCACGCGATCCTCGCCTACGCCATCCAGCACACCGGCGGCAAGATCGAATGGTTCCCCGACAACATCAAGGGCGGCGCGCGCAAGAAGGTTGTCGACGGCCTCGCCAAGCGCGCCCTTATCGCGGCTGCGGGTACCGAATGGCTTGTCTCAGCCCAGGGCTACGGCGCGCTGGGCTTCGACGCACCGCAGCCGGACGAACCCGCCGCCGACGCAGAAGCACAGCGCAAGGACGCACGGAAGGCACCGCGCAAGCGCGAGAACAGCAAACAAGCCCAGGTGATCGCAATGCTGCGTCACCCCGAAGGCGCAACGATCAGCGAGATCTGCAAGGCGACCGGCTGGCAAGCCCACACCGTGCGCGGCGCGTTCGCCGGCACCTTCAAGAAGCGGCTCGGCCTGACCATCGTCTCCGAGAAGTCGGCCGACGGTGAACGCATCTATCGGATCGAAGCGAAGGATGGCGCTCAGGCCGACCAGTCGGCCTGATGTCGCGCGGGACCGACTGCGATGTCAGCGGTCCCGCATGACACCGCAAACAACGCTTGGCTTGTACCCCGAACAGCGCGTTCATACAGGTGTCGCAACGACATCAACCAAGGACACCAACATGGACATCACCACCGCCAACTACAACGCCTTCGTCGTCGAGCTCACCGCCCTCACGCGCAAATACGGCGTCGCGCTCACCGCCATCGGCGGCGTCAGCATCGCGGATGAGCCCGGCGACTTCCGCAACGTCGTCTACGTCGCCGATATCACCAGTGGGGACCTGTACCCCAAAGACCCCGAAATCTGATCGACCTGCTGCATTGCGGTACCGCCCTCCGGGGCGGTTTCCGCGCTGGCGCGAAGTAGCGTCGCGTTCGCGATAGGCACCACGCTGCGAGTGCGTCCCCGCGCCACGCAGCATGCGGGGCACTGTGCCCGCACGCTGCGGAGTGTTTGCTCTCCAGCCTTGGCTTTCGGCTCGAACAGCGCGTTACTGGTGCCATCACAACGACGCCCAAGAAGGAGCACGCCATGACCACCACTGACCAGATTCCCACCACCCGCAACGAAGGCTGGGGCTTCTACGGCACGATGAAGGAGCGCGCCGCCGAAGCCTGGCCGCTAGCGATGACAACTGTCTCCAAGGCCACCGGCTCGTCATTTGAGGCCGTGCGCCTCTTTCTCGACAGCGCATTCGGACGACACTTTGCGGATGACGTCTGCAACGCCCTCCACGGTGGCCAGACACTTACCGATGCCATCGACTCCACGGCGGCTCTGTGGATGCAGCGCAAATCGAACGGTGGGCTCAGCCACATCTATGGCATCCCGCGTGACCTGCCCCACCTGACGGCCTTTGTGGCCGCCAGCGAAATCGCCGACGAACTTTCGGCGTAAGCCCCCTAACGCAATGCCGCCCGCGCTGCGGGTGGCGTGCGTCTACCGGATCAGCGCCTCGCGGACAGCCTGCTCCCCGGTGTATTCCTCCCAACGCCTGACGATCACGTCGGCATACCTGGGATCCAGTTCGATCAGGCGCGCCGCGCGCGCCGCCTTCTCCGCCGCGATCAGCGTGGTGCCCGAACCGCCAAACGCGTCGAGTACCACGTCGCCCGGCCGGCTCGAATTGCGGATCGCCCGCTCCACCAGTTCCACCGGCTTCATCGTCGGGTGCAGGTCGTTGCGGGCAGGTCTCTTGATCTGCCAGACATCTCCCTGGTCGCGGTCGCCGCACCAATGGCGCTGCGCCCCCTCGGCCCAGCCGTACAGGATCGGTTCGTATTGCCTCTGGTAATCCGCACGGCCAAGCGTGAAACGGTCCTTGGCCCAGATGATGAAGGTTGACCAGCGCCCGCCCGCCTCGCGGAATGCCGCCTGCAGCACGTCCAGTTCGCTGGAAGACATCGCCACGTAGATACCGCCGCGGCAGTTGGCGATCGTCGGCGTCAGCGCCGCCAGCAGGAAATCGTAGAAGCCCCCGCCCAGGTTGTCGTTCAGGATGGCCCGGCTCGTGCCGCGCTGCCGCTCCTTGGCCGTATTGGCGTAGTTCACGTTGTACGGGGGATCCATGAACACCATGTCCGCCGGCTCGCCCTGCAACAGCCTGTCGTAGTTCTCCGCGACGGTCGCATCCCCGCACAGCAGCCGATGCCTGCCCAACACCCACACGTCGCCTGGGCGAGAGATCGGATCCTCGGGCACCTCCGGCAGTGCAAACTCCTCCGCCTGGCCGTCGCCCTCCTCCCCGTCCATCAGATCGGCCAGCGCGTCCGCATCGAAACCCGTCAACGACAGGTCGAAGTTCGCCGCGTCGAGCGCGGCCAGCTCGGCACGCAGTACGGCTTCATCCCAACCCGCGTTTTCGGCGATGCGGTTGTCCGCGATCACCAGCGCCCGCCGTTGCGTGGGGCTCAGGTGATCCAGCACCACCACCGGCACCACCTGCAGGCCCAGCTTCATGGCAGCGGCGAGGCGCCCGTGCCCCGCCACGATGATCCCGTCGCCGCCGGCCAGGATCGGATTGGTGAACCCGAACTCCACGATGCTGGCCGCGATCTGCGTGATCTGTTCGTCTGAGTGCGTCCGAGCGTTGGCGGCGTAGGGGGCGAGCCTCTGGATCGGCCAGTGCTCGATCTTGCCTGCGAGCCAGGAGGCCGTCATTGCACCACCTCCTCGTCCGCCAAACGCTCTGCCGCAACAGCCGCGAAAGGCTGCCCGGTCGACTGCAGCGTCACCGGCACCTCGGGGTAGTTCTGCTGGAAGCGCTTGATCGCGACGTCCACGTACTCGGGCGCGATCTCGACGCTACGGCACTGACGCCCGGTCCGCTGGGCGGCCAGCATGGTGGTGCCGCTGCCGCCGAAGGGTTCGAACACGACGTCACCGGCATCCGAGTACGCCTCGATCACGAATTGCGGCAGGGCGACCGGGAACACCGCCGGGTGGTCGATGTCGCGGCCGATCTTGCCCTTGTGCCGCATCACACGGATCACCGAATCCGGGATCCGGGTGTCCTGGGTAAGTTTGCCCTCGTGTGTCCAACTCCCGCGAACGCCGTCCTTGCCCCGCATCGAGGTCGACGTGCCGTCGGGGCGCAGGTGCTCGTCCTGGCCAGCGTACTTGCAAGGCACGGTCTTGTTTGCCTGGCGAGCCTCACGATTGAAGTGGAAGACGAATTCGAAGGATGGTGCCAACCGGCCACGCCAGTCGCCGGGCATGCCCGGTCCCTGGTCCCACACGTACCAGCCGAACCGCCGCCAGCCCTGCGTGCGCATCCACGCGATCCAGGCATCCCAGTACGGGACGACCTCGCTGTCGCGGTGGACCAGCCCGAGGTTGACGAGCACCTGGCCGCCGCCCGCCATCGGCACGTTGCCGAAGACGCCGCGCATCAGCACGTCCCAGTTCGCGATACCACCGGTGGTGTAATTGCGCTGGTTGGCGTAGGGCGGCGAGGTAAAGCACAGCGCGGCTTGTTGGCCCGCCATCAGGGCCGCGATCACCGCGCTGTCGGTGGCATCGCCGCAGATCAGGCGGTGCTCGCCCAGGAGCCAGACGTCGCCCGGCCGGGACACCGGCACCGCCGATGCTGCGGGCACGTCGTCCGCCTCATCCGGTTCCGGATCGCTCGCCCCATCGTCCTCAGCTTCGCCCAGCTCGTCAGCCAACAGCGCGTCGATCTCGGCGTCATTGAAACCGGTCAGGGCCAGGTCGTAGCCGGCGTCAGCGAGTTCCGCGAATTCCAGCGCCAGCAGTTCCTCGTCCCAGCCCGCATCGAGCGCGATACGGTTGTCGGCGAGGATCAACGCGCGCTTCTGCGTCGGCGACAGGTGGGCCAGCTCGATCACCGGCACCTCGTCCATGCCGAGCTGGCGCGCGGCGGCCAGACGCCCATGGCCCGCGATCACACCGTTCTCGCCATCGACCAGGACCGGGTTGGTCCAGCCGTACTCCACGATGCTGGCGGCGATCCTGGCCACCTGCTCGTCGTTGTGGGTCCTCGGGTTCCTTGCGTAAGGAATCAGCGCCGCGACCTTGCGGTACTCGACGTTGAGCATGTTCTGTTTCGGGTTCCCAAAAGAAGACGGCCCGCGCGGGAACGGATCTCGGCGCAGGCCGAGCGGAAATGAAAACGCCCGCCGACGGCGAACCGTAAGCGGGCGCGGAATGAGAGGGGTGCGAACCTGTGGGGTGCGAACCAGCACTGGGGCAGGTTCGCACCGCCCCCAAAACACAAGACCCGCGCAAACGCAGTGCTGGCGCGGGTCTGGAGGGAATGGCCGGTTCGTTGCGGCCGGAGGTGCGCACCGTGCGAACCCAGGTTCGCACCCTGACGGTGGGCAAGCCTTGCGCTTGTCCCTCCCGTATTGCGCTTTCTGAAGGAAGGACCCCTTTTCTCGGGGGCACCCCTTGCAATCTGCGCTGCTATCCGGACGGTATATCGAATACTACCCCCAAACCGCCCGATTTGTTGCACCGCTCCGCCATCGCAAAATGGACAAATGCCGGAAATCCTGGACTTTTGCGGGAAGCGTTACCCTACGTTGCTTTCTGCTTTGGACGGTTGGCGAACTTGACCACGCGCTCACGCAGCGCATCGAAATAATTCGCGTCCACAGGCGTCGTCGGAGGCGGTGCGGCACCCTGGCGCAACAACGCACGTAGCCGTTCGATATCGCTGATCCTTTGCGGCGAATCGCTCGGGTGCTTATGGCTCATCGGCATGAAAAACGGCGGGCAGATCACGTGCGCCATGCAGGATGCGGATGACGATCACCTCATCCGGGGCGGCGACAAAGAAAATCACGTAACGACCGTAGGCGCATGAACGGATGTCGTCCCCGAGTTCCGGCCGCAAGCGATAGCCGGGCGGGTTCATCACGAGGCGCTGGCATTGCTCCCGCAGATCACGGACGAATGTGACGGCACGTGCCGGGTTGTCTTGTGCGATGTAGTCAGCGATGGACTCCAGGTCTTGCTCGGCAAGCGGGGTAATGGCCAGACGCATCAGTTCTGCTTGCGCCTGGCTTGTGCGCTGTACTTGGCCTCAAGACGGGAAAACACCTCATCGGCCGGCTTGGCCGGACCGCTCGCTTTGCCCGCAGCGATCTCGGCGCGCAACGCTTCCAGACGAAGTTGACGGTGCTGCTCGCTCTCTTCGAGCAAGCGAAGTCCGGCACGCACGACCTCGCTCACATTGTTGAACCGGCCGCTTTGCACCTGGTCGCGGATAAATGTCTCGAAATGATTGCCGAGGGCGACGCTGGTAGGCATGATGCCTCCTAACTATTACTAACAGTTGTTAGTATAGCGTCGCCCTCCTTTCCGTCAATGTGTCGGCTCGTTGAGCCTCCCTGCCACGATTTCCAGTGCCCGTTGCCAGCGCCGCCAGGCGGTCGTTCGGTCGCAGGCGAAGCGCAGCGTGATCTCACGCCACCCGTAGCCTTTGGCCCGCATCCACACGAGGTGGCGCTGCTCGACCTCCAGCCACTGCACCCAGCGCATCGCCTCCAGCATGCGGTCGATGGCCTGGGGGCTGGGCGGGAAAGGCCGGTAGACCTTCTCGTCCGCAGCGAAGGCTTCCCACTCGCGGCGCACGATGGCGGGCCACGTGTTGATGTAGCCCTGCACGCGGATGGGCGGCAGGCGCCGTCCCGTGTTGGCCGCATCCTCGAAGCGGGCCGCCACGTCTTCCTTGGTCCAGTCAGCCACGGCGCTTGCCTCCCTCGCCGTATAGCCGCTCACCAATGCGGCGTACCAGCTCACGTTCGAGGAAGTCCAGACGCTCGTCGGATTCGTTGACCACGAGAATCCGCTGCTCCCGCCAGCCCTGCCGCTTGAATGCTTCGAGGTCGGTGACCTCGGGCTGTGTACGGGCCAGTGCGGAACGGTAGGTCGGTGTGGGAATCTTCATCTCACGCCTCCTGCGTCTCGGCCGCCCAGTACAGGATTGCCAGGGCATCGGCTTCGTTGTCGTCGACTGGCTCATGGCCGCGCTTGCTGACGGACGCGATGATCTCGTCTTTACTGGCGTTGCCCTTGCCGGTCGCATGCTTCTTGATCGTGCCGACCGGAACGCCGATGTACGGAATGTTGTGGTGCTCGCACCAAGCGCTCAGGTGTCCGAGCAGACCGCCGTAGATATGCGCGGCGTCCACGCCCGCGTGCCGGCGCACCTCCTCGAAATACACCACGTTGATATCGCTGCAGGAGAGCTTCAGCTCGTTGAGCCAGCGCTTGAAGCGCAGGAAGCGCATGCCGCCACCTTCAAACCGCTTCGGCTTGAAATCCTGCGTGCCGCTGGTGATGCTGCCGTCCAGGTACTGCAATGCCCAGCCGGTCTTGGTGCCCAGGTCGAGGGCCAGAATCGTCGTGTTCATGTGTTGGAAATCGTCATGTCCGGTCGTTGTGACCGAACGTGACCCACGTCCGGATTAACTTCTACGCGTGCGCGCACGCACGTAAAGAGAACAATCCTCATGACGGTCACGTTCGGTCACACCGGTGTGTTCAGTCGTCCCGATACGGCAGGCGACCGCCGTAGTCCTTGGCCTTGAGCGAGAGGCCGGCGAGGCCCTTGACGCCGTAGTTGAGCCGCGTGCGCTCGAAGCCGCGGTTGGCGAGCTGCTGCGCCAGCCACCGGCTGGTCCCCACGTACTCGCCGCGCCGGCCCGCCCACTCCTGCCAGCGCAGGAACACGTCGGCCACGGCGACGCGCGCCTGGGCGTGGCACTGCGCCTCCTCATCGAGGAAGTCGCCGATGGCGTCCTCCTCGTCGAAGTACTCTTCCGTGGCCGACCGCACGCAGGCGGGCGGATCCAGGCGCTGGCGCTGCCAGGCGAGGCAGCCCTCGATGGCCCAGGCCAGGATCCCGTCGCGCTCCTTGAGCAGCTTCTCGGTGAGCCGGCCGTCGCGACGCTCGGGCGGCACCGTCACCGTGAACGGAATCAGGTGCAGCCGTCGCTTCATCGCTTCGTCCACGTTGCGGATCGCGGGCTTGTGGTTGCCGGCGATCAGCAGCTTGAACTGCGGCAGGTAGTCGAAGAAGTCCTGGCGCATAAAGCGCGCGGACACCTTGTCGCCGCCGGTGATGGCCTTGACCTTCGACTCGTTCCAGCGACGGCCCTGCTCGGTCTCGATGGACGACACCAGCCGCGAGCCGCGCAGCCCGGCCAGTTCGGTCGGGTGACGGTCGCCGCGTGCCTCCATGAAGGTGTCCATCGGCGCGTTGGCTGCGTAGTCGCCCAGGATCGTGGCCAGCACATTCACGAAGACCGACTTGCCGTTGGCGCCGGTGCCGTACAGGAAGAACAGCGCATGCTCGCTGGTCACCCCGGTCAGGCAATAGCCGACCACCCGCTGCAGGTAGGCCGCCAGGTCCGTGTTGCCGCCGGTGATGTCGGAGATGAACGCCAGCCACGCCGGGCAGCCCTCGCCGTTGCGCCCGCGCGGAGTCGCCGTCGTCACCTTCGTCATGCGGTCCTCACGCCGATGGGGGCGCAGCTGTCCTGTGCGCAGGTCGACCACGCCGCCTGGGGTGTTGAGCGCCCAGACGTCGGCATCCCACTCGTCGGCGGTGGCCGCGTGTTTCGGGTCCGAACGGGCGATCTTCTCGACCGACGCGATGGTCGACGAGCTCGCCAGCTTGGACTTCTGGCGTGCCATTTCCGCCTTGAGCGAGGCCGCCCGGCAGATGCCGCGCGCCAGGTGGGTGACGTAGAGCAGCTGATCGGGATTCCAGCGCACACCGGTCCACACCAGCCACTTGCCCCACAGCGAGCAGTACCGCCAGTCGTCGCCGTAGCGGCGCGTGAAGGCCGTGGCCAGCCCGTCCTCGGTCTCCCAGTCGACGTCATCCAGCAGGTCCGCCGGCAGGGATGCGTCCGCCACCAGCGTCATGGGTACCCGCGCGCCGACGGCCAGGTAGCCGCTCACGTCGAACCCTTCGGCGATGGCATCAGCCGCGTCCCAGCCCTCCGGCTTGTCTTCGGGCGGTAGCAAGACGGCCACCGACACCGCGCCCGCCTGCAGGATGGCCTGCGATGCGTGACCGGCATACTCCCAGCCCGGCTTGTCCCGGTCGGGCCAGATCAGCACGGCCTTGCCGGCCAGGGGCGACCAGTCGGTCTTCTCCACGGGCGCGTTCGCCCCGTGCATTGCCGTGGTGGCAACGATGCCGGCGTCGATCAGGGCCTGGGCGCATTTCTCGCCTTCGACCAGCACGACCTGCGTGGCGCTCGCCAGTCCCGGCTGGTTGTACAGCGGGCGCGGCTCAGGCGGGGCCATCTTGCGGCGCTTGGCATCCCACGGCCGGAACTCCTTGCCCCGGCCGGGCGGGGCGTAGCGGTACACCACGCCGATCAGCTTGCCGGTGGCGTCCAGATAGTCCCACTTGGCCGTGGCGGGGCCCAGGTCGTCCGTGGGTGGGTCCTTGCGCTTGCGCCGTACCGGCTGCGCGCGGGCCTGCCCGAGCAGTTGCAAGGCGTGTTCGAGCACCCGCGAGAAGTCGGTGGACACACGCAGGCCCGCCCAGGCGGCAATGAGATCGAAGATGTCGCCGCCGTCGCCGGTCGCGCGATCCGTCCACAGGCCCGCCTTCTCGCCATTGAGCACCACCTCCAGGCTGTCGCCCGGGCTGCCGAGGATGTCGCCGATCACGAACGTGCCGCGTCGCTTCTTGCCGGCCGGGAACAGCACGCTCAGCACGAATTCCAGGCGGGCGAGCAGCGCCGCGCGAATCTCGTCGCGCTGGGCGTCCAGTTGGCCGGTCACCAGCGGGATCTCGTTGAAGTCGATCATTGCGCGCCCTCCCCCGGCATGCCGGCGGCAGGGTCCGTCTCGCGCGGCTGCAGCGCGGCGTTCGCCAACCAGGCCGTGAGCTCGGACAGGCGATAGCGCACCAAGGCACCCAGCAGGTAGTGCGGGATCCGGTAGCGCGCGCGCATGGTGTGGTCGGCGAACCAGTAGTACGGCAGCCGCAATGCGGCCGCGGCCTCCTTGGCGTCGATCATCGGCTCGCCCGTGTCGGTTGGACGCGCTTGATTGGTGTGGTTCATGCGTGCGCCCTCCAGCAACGGTCCTGCCACGCGCACATCCGGCATTCGAAGTGGGTCGGGTCGCTGAACGCGCGAGGCAGCAGTTCGCCCGCGTCAGTCGCGCAGATCACCTTCACCGCGCGATCGGACATGCGCTGGGCCAGCGCCGCATCAAACGGCACGAACTCGGCGTAGAGCTCCATCGTGTCGGCGTTGAGCGCCGTGAAGAGCGCCGGTTGCTTGTGCAGCTCGAGATACGCCTGATACAACGCGACCTGGGCGGCATAGACTGGCTTGGCCACGGCGAGCTTGTGCTTCTGCAGGTCACGCCAGGACTTGTTGCCGAGGCACTTGTTCTCCCACAGCATCGGGTAGCCGAAGCCCTCGGGGCCCGCGACGATCACGCCATCGATGTGCCCCTTCAGGCGGCCGTCAGCGGCCGCGAAGCCGAATTGGTCGCCGTTGGGCTTGCGCGTGCGCAGGTCGAACCCCGCGCCACGCAGCCAGTCGACCATGCAGTCCTCGATCACGTGACCGCGCTCGAAGATGCGCAGCATCCGGCCGCCATGCTCGCGGCCGTAGTCGACCGGTGCCTGGGCGAACTCGTACTGCAGCGCACGCTCGCAGGCCACGCCCAGGCGCGACGCGCCTAGGTACTGGCGCACCGGCTCGCCCGCGCGGGCACGCTGCAGGCCGATGTCGACCAGCGAGGCCACCCGCCCGGAGAGGCTCGCCGAGGAATTGAAATCCAGCATCACGCGTCCCCCTCGGTGGTCTCCCACGGCAGCTCTTCGAGCTCGGCGAACGGATCCCGCGCCGTGGCCTTGGCAGCCGCGCCGCCGCGCACCGGCGGCATGCGGGTGGTCTCGTGGTGCTCGACCATGGCTTCGGTGTAGCGGGTCACGATGGCGTCGATGACGCGCAGCGCCTCGGCCTCGGTGTAGGCCGTCAGCGGCTTGGTGAAGCCGATCTCTTCGGCCACCCGGCCGAATGCCTTCAGGCACGTGCGCATGGCCGTGCGTTCGATGTCGGATGCGTCAAGCATGCTGCCCTCCCTGTGCTGTCCCTCCATGGCCCGACGCCAGTTGCCGTACAGCGCGTGAAACGCGTCCTGGCAGCGGCGCGAGCAGAACACCCAATCGGGTACAAAGCGCCGGGGATTGCCGACCCCATGACGGGTGTCGGCGTGCGTGAATCCCCGGGCCTGCCGTTTGCAGACCCAGCATTTCATTCCTCCCTCACTGGGCCCAGGCGGGCTTGGCGGTCACGGGCGCGCGCTGCGCGGTGGGCGCGGCACGGGACGGCACAGGCTGCGCGGGTGCGCCGGACGTGCCTCCACCGGGGTTGGTCTTGGGCGGCACGCCCTTGAGCCGGGCGTATTCCGGGTGGTCGGGCTCGATGGCGAGCCGGATCACGTTGCGGTCCTCGCCCTTGGGATCCTTTTCGATGTCGACGCGGACGATGAACTCCAGCCCGTCGAGCTCGTGGAAACCCTGGATACGGCGCGCGGCGGCGGCCTGCGGCGAGTTGTCCTGCGGGTGGACGTTGCGGGCGCTGTTGAGCGCCGCACGCACGAAGCTGCGCCCCATCTGGCCCCAGGTCGCGCCCTTGGGCGAGTGCAGGCCGATGTTGCTCCACAGCTTGCGCTTGGCGTGCTCGCCACCGGTCACGACGAATTCGGCGGCCAGGTAGACCGAACCGGTCTCGAACGACTCGCTCGCGTAGCCGCCCACCCAGCCCTGGGAGGGGTCGTCATAGCCGCCCGGCTTGAGGATCATGCGCACCGGCACCAGCGTGCCTTTCGGGATCAGGTCGAAGCCTTGCTGCTGGTCAGCGTCGTTGAAGTCTTGCCAAGCGTTAGTGGTCATTGCGGTATTCATTCGATGTGCTCTGCGTGTTCGGTGGTGTTCGGGGTTGCGTTCAGGTGGGTGGCCAGGTGGCCGGCGCCCGCGCACTTGGCGATCAGCGCGCCCAGGTGCGGCGGCTCCAGCAGGTCAAGCCGGCCGCTGCGGTCCTTGGCGGGAAAGCCGAACGGATTGACGGTCTGGGTGACGAAGGCGCGGTAGCTGCTGCCGTCCTCGGCCTTGATCTCGGCGAGCGTCACGACCTCGTCCACGATGCCGGGCAGCTCCAGCCCGGTCTTGCTGCCCTCGATCTGGGGCACGAAGACCTTGCGGTTGAAGTCGTCGAGCCGCTCGTCGAGGATCGCCACGAAAACCACGTTCTTGCCGCGGGCGTGCTGCAGGTGCGTGAGCGCCCCGACCATTTCCTGGCCGAGCAGGCCGTAGGCCGCGCGCACGTCAGGCTTGCCCGAGCGGTCGCTGGTCGCCCCCGGCTGCGTCTTGCACCACGCAAAGCACTGGCGCGACAGTTGCGTGATCGAGTCGACAAAGAAGGTCTGGTAGCGCTCGAGCTGTGCCGGATCGCCGTACTTCTCGACCACGTGGTCGTAGTGCGCCTGCGAGAACGCGCTCTGCGGCGGCAGCGACTGGTCGGGGCCCGCGAGGAACGCGAAGAAGTCGCGGGTCTCTGGCCAGGAGGCAGGACGAATGGTGTCGCCCGGCCAGTCGGCCACCGACAGGTCACCTGCTTCGACGTCGATGAACAGCGTGGTGGCCGGATCGAGGTCCTTCAGGCGCGTGGTCTTGCCGATGCCGCTCTTGCCGAGCAGCAGCAGCTTCACGCCACGGCGCTCGGCCATGCGCGCTTGGGCGCTGACGATGGGGAGCCGGTTCATGCTGCCACCTCATCCAGGGTCAGCGTGAACGAAGGCTTGCCCGGCTCCGCCGTGCGCGCGTCGGCGAACTGCTGGCGCAGCGCGGGCGGCCAGTTGTTGTAGCGCGACTCCGGCACCGTCAGCTTGATGTCGAGGTATGCCTCGGGGCGCTCGCCGGCCGCGACAATGCGCTCGGCGATTTCGGTCAGCTGCTTCTGGCTCCAGCTGACCTTCTTGGGCAGCTCGAACTTGATCCGCAGCGGACCATCGGCAATGTGGACCGTGCCGAAGTCGCGCTCGGATGCGCGCAGCGCCTCGCGGGCCTGATCGCCGTAGCACAGTTCCAGCGCGGCATCGAGCTTGGCGCGGGCGGTCTTGAGCCACGCGATGGCCGCATCGAGGTTGGCGTCGAGCTCGTGCTTGCGCTTGGGCGAGAGCTTGGCCAGGTCGGCCACGGACATTCCGGCGATGTCAGCCGGCAGCAGGGTCAGATTGGTCATGGCGGCCTCCTCAGTGATACGCACGAACCGACGTCGAATTGCGCGAGACGCGCCGCTCGAAGGCTTCGATTTCGGAGATCAGGTAGGTGACGCGGGAGCCGAGCTTGCAGAAGACGGGGCCAAGCTGGTCCTGGCGCCAGCGCTGCAGCGTCTTGACCGACAGCCCCCAGCGCTTGGCGAGCTCGGTCTCGTCCAGCGCGGCACGCACAGGGGCCGGTGCCTCATGCCGGCGGGTGTGGCGACCCAATTGAACAGGTGAGGAAAGAATTGCCATGAAGAGAGTCCTCTTGTTGAAAGAGGCTCTATTTCATTGCCCGACGCCTTGGGCTTGGGCGAGCGAATTTTGGGTTTTGACGAGTTCGCAGATCGGACTCGCGGACAGCGTGCAAGCCGCAAAGCCTTGCCCCATATAGAACCCGGCTTGCGTTTCGCTTATTTCGATTTCGTTTGTTTCGAATAGAATCGCGTCCCTTCCCGAATTTGCCGATACGAGCGCGCCCCCATGAACGTCTCTTCCATCACCAGAGTGCTGCCCTCCGAAGAGGACGTGGCGTTGGCGCGGGAGGCTCGACGCGCACTGGCTACCGTGTTTGAGGCCGGCTCCGGCGTTCGCCAGGTGGACTTCCGCGACGGCAGCGGGCGCGTGCGGAGCGTGCAGATGCCGGCCGCGGCGCTGCAGTTGCTGCAGGACGTGCTGAACCAGATCGAAAAGGGCTGCGCGGTGTCCGTCGTGCCGGTGCATGCGGAACTCACCACCCAGGAGGCCGCTCAGATGCTCGGGGTGTCCCGCCCATTTTTTGTGCAGATGCTGGAGAAGGGCGACATCCCGTTCCACAAAATCGGCACGCATCGCCGTGTGCGTTACCGGGATGTCATCGACTACAAGAAGCGCCTGGACACGCAGCGTCGCGAGGCGCTGGAGGCATTGGCCGAGCAGGCTCAGGCGCTCGATATGGGGTACTGACGCCGGCACTGCCGGATGCCACACCAAAAACAAGAACGGGGAGCCACACATGGCCAGGAAGATCCTGACCAACGCGAGCAATCTGCTCGATCTCATCGAACACGCGCCGGTTGCCGTGCTGCGGGTGTTCAGCGGCCTGCCCGAGTGCGAGGCACTGAGCCGCGGATTCGACTGGTCGCAAGACGAATCCACCCTGGCGGGCGCGCTGCTGGAGCACATCCGGCACCTGCGCCGCGAGCAGCGCGAGCCCGCCGAGCGAGAGGCACTGCGCATCGTGCGCCTGGCTTCGTCGCGCGGTGCGGCCATCCTCACCAGCGTGGCGGACCAGCTGAACGACGCCGATCTGTTCGCCACCTTCCTGTCTCAGCCCGGTGGCGAATTCGGGCGCGCATTCCGACGCGACCGCACGTCTGTTCGAGATCGCCGAATCGATCTTGAACACCGCTGACATCCGGGGCAACAAGCGGCTCTACGACGCCTTCGATGTGCCGTGCGACGATCCGCCGCCCTTCCTGTGGAACGACAAGGTGAAGCGGGAGCTGGAGGCAGAGCTCACGCGGGCGATGCGTCTGGCCGAGCCCTGCGAGGTCGTACACGTCGCGTTGGCGGACGAGCGGGACGATGGCGAGGCATCGGTTGCGCACTGCCTGGTGGTGCGCTTCGCTGGCGAGCAGGTCACCGCGGTGCAGGTCGTCAATCGGAACCGCCGCAGCTTCTGCTACTTCCCGGCCCGCGACGCCACGCTGCTCTACGCGCCCGGCCGCAAGGTCGTCGAGGTGTACGCGCACACGCTATCCACCCGGGCGCCGCTCGCCAACGTGCTGTCCGCGCACGGATTCAAGGTGCCGCTGTCCAGCCGGCCGCTCAACCGCTCGCGCTACGACCTGTCCCGGTTCGCCCAACCCTTGAAGGGGGTGAAGCCGCGCCTGGACGGCGCGAAGGTAGAGCGCCTGTATCTGGCCGAAGCGCGCGCACTGCTCGGTCACGCCAGCGATGCGGTGACCGTGCATCTCGACAGTGGTGCGGAACTGCACGATGTGATGAGCGAGCTGTGGGGCAACCATCCCTTCTCGCAGCCGGCGGCCATCCTGGGCGTCACCCTGGTGGCGGATCTGGTGTTCGCGGGGGAAACCACGGAAACGCCGCTGTCCATTGTGCTGGCCGAGCCGGGGCGCTGCAGCCTGCAGAGCGAGCGCGACCTGCGTCTGCGGCTCGCCGGCACGCAACTGCTGGAAGCGCTGGGGGTGTTAAAGCCGCTCAACCCCGGTTCCGGCATGGACGATCCGGACTTGATCGGGCAGGTTGCGCGGCTGCTGGAATGCGCTACCAGCCCGATGGACGGCTTTGCTCTCGCCCAGTTGGGCATCGACATTGAGCGCTTCGAGGACGAGGGCATCCTTACCGAAGGTGACCGGATCACGCAGAAGGTGGTCGAGCTGGCCGATGGCATGCGCAGTGCGGTGCCGCTTGAGCGCTGCGCTGATGCGAATTTCGTGCGCTACCGCGATCCCCTGACCGGGGACGACGTGATGCTGCCCGCCAAGCATGCGCGGCGCTGGAAAGTCCACCTGAACTGGCTGCGCGAGGAGATCATCACCGCGCTCGGTAGCACGCTGCAGGGTGTGCGGGGCCGGCACCTCGACGACGAGCCGGTGTTCCTCGGCGAACTCGACGTCGACGGCTCGCCCGTCGCGCTGTATTTCGCCACCCGCATGGCCAGCGAGCGCCAGTACGCCCGGGTCGATGCCGCGCTGCGGCTGCGCCCGCGCGCCGTGCCCGGCATTGTGCTGACCACATCGGCAGCGCCGTTTCCGTTTGCGGGCACGAACGTGGTGGTGCCGGTCCAGGACATCCTCTCGCCCGCCCAGTCGGGCACGGCCATTGATCTCGCGCGTTTGAAGGTGCTGTACCGGCACGGCCACCAGGCGGCGGTGGGTGGCACCGCCATCAGCCTCAAGGTTTCGGCGGATGGGTATGCAGCGCTGCTGTCCGTTCCTGGCCGAGCGCCCTGGCGCGTCACAAGCAAGGCCAAGATCGCCGTGCTACAGCGCCTGGTGGACGCCTACGCCGCTGGCACGCCGCACGTGAACACCAAGAAGCTGATGGAGGACACCGGCTGCGCGACGCCCGCGAACCTGTTCTCCAAGTCCTCGCCGTGGCGCGATTATCTGGTGAAGGTCAAGGGCGCGCACGCGTGGCAACTGCACCTGCCGAGCGTCGAGGAGCCGTTGGACGATGAGACCACGGAAGCGCAAGTCCTAGCAGGCTGAAGTAGGTGGCTGGCTACGCCGGCCACCACCGCACGCCCGGCGCATCGGTTGTGCAGCAGTAAAGGGCCAGCATGGCCGCCTCGGATTCGAGGATTTCCACCGGAAAGCACGTCGCGCCCGCGAATGCCAGGTAGCGCGCGCGGTGCTGCCCATTGCGGAAGGACACCACCCCCTTCTCTTTCCAGTCCCATCAGCCCAAGGAAGCTTCGGCACTTCCGTCTTTTGAAGCTGATGAGCGGCATCTCGGGGATATTAGGTTGTGCGGGATCGAGAAGATCGCGGATGCCATTGCGCTTGCCGGCGTGCCAGTGCTGCACGAGCGGCAGTACGTAGTCGGTTGCGTCGCGATCGGCGCACGCGAGCAGTTTGGCCGCATCCACAAGGATGACCTGGTGCAGGGGGGGCCTCGGGAGCGAACGCACGCTGCAGGCACACAAAGACGTATGGCTTGTGATCGCGGAGCGGGACTTCCCAGACCTCGGTGTCGCACAAATCGTGTAAGGCGAATTGCATGGTGCAGAAACAGGCTGCGCAAGCATTGATTGCGCCGTCAAACAAGAACGGGCCGCGTGGCGGACCGCTCGTTCCATCCTAGGCGACCGAGAGGCGGTTTGTTACGACGCCGATGCCTGCGGCGCGTTGGCGGAATGACCCGCGCGCCCGATTACTCTCCTTTGCTATCCGCTTCGGACGATCCGGTCCACCATCCATGGCCGTTTCATTCCCCGAAGCTGTCATGAAGTCCATCGAACTACCCTGCCCTTCCCGACTCTCGGCCGGCGAGCGCGCCGCCGAGATCACAAGCATCCTGGCTTCCGCCATCGTCCGCACACTCGTTGCGCCACCGGCTGCGGAGAACGAGGTTGGACTTGGCTTTGTGCCCGACCAGCGCGTACATGCAACTCCCTATCAACGAGAGACGTTGTGATGAACGCCAACCCAACCTCCATCGCTGCCCGCATCGCCGAACTGGGCCGTGCCCCCATGCCCGAGCTCTGGAAGCTGTGGGATCGGTACTTCGACTACCGTCCGGCCAAGCCGAACCGTGATTTCATCGAATCGCGCATCGCCTACAAGCTGCAGGAGGAAGCCTTCGGCGGGTTGTCGCCGGCCACGCGCGAGCGCCTGGAGCGCGTCGGCGCCTCGCACTCGAAGATCCCCAAGCGTGCACCCTCGCGCGAACTGCACTTCGTCCCCGGCACGGTCATCTCGCGCGAATGGGGCGGGCGCGAGCACAAGGCGGTCGTCACCGCCGAGGGCTGCTTCGAATACGAGGGCAAGCCATTCAAGAGCCTGACCGCCCTGGCGCGGCACATCACCGGCACGCACTGGTCCGGACCGCTGTTCTTTGGCCTCACCAAGGGAGGCGCCCGATGATCAGGGCCGTGCAAATCGCCGCCACGAAGCCGCGCAAGTGCTGTGCGGTGTACTGCCGCGTCTCGACTGACGAGAGGTTAGATCAGGAATTCAACTCCATCGATGCGCAGAAGGAGGCAGGTCACGCATTCATCGCTAGCCAGCGCTCCGAAGGCTGGATCTCAGTGGCCGACGACTACGATGACCCAGGGTTCTCCGGCGGCAACACCGACCGACCCGGCCTGCGGCGCTTGCTGGCGGACGTCGAGCGCGGGCGCATCGACATTGTTGTGGTCTACAAGATCGACCGCCTGACCCGCAGCCTGGCCGACTTCTCCAAGATGGTCGAGGTGTTCGAGCGTCACGACGTGTCGTTCGTGTCGGTGACCCAGCAGTTCAACACCACCACGTCGATGGGCCGGCTGATGCTCAACGTGCTGCTGTCCTTCGCCCAGTTCGAGCGCGAAGTCACGGGCGAGCGGATCCGCGACAAGATCGCGGCGGCCAAACGGAAGGGGTTGTGGATGGGCGGCGTGCCGCCCCTGGGCTACGACGTGCGTGATCGCCAACTGGTCGTCAACGAGGCCGAGGCGGCGGTGGTGCGTCGTATCTTCGAGGAGATGCTCACTATCGGGTCGCCCACGCAGATCGCCGCGCGCCTGACCGCCGAAGGCATCACGACCAAGGCGTGGACCACGCAGGATGGCCGCGCCCGCTACGGGGCCAGCATCGACAAGAAGTACCTGTCCAAGCTGCTGCGCAACCGCATCTACCTGGGGGAGCTATCGCACAAGGGAAGCTGGTATCCGGGCACGCATCCGGCCATCGTCGACGCGGAGCTGTGGAAGCGGGTCCACGATGTGCTGTCGACGGACAGCCATGCCCGGTCGACGGGGACCAAGGTGCTGGCGCGCACCGACGCGCTGCTGCGCGGTCTGCTGTACACACCGTCTGGCGAGCGGATGTACCCGACCTACTCGCGCAAGAACGGCCGACAGTATCGGTACTACGTGTCAAAGTCAGAGAGCCGCTTCGGGGCGCCGGGCAAACGCTACGAGCGGCTGCCGGCACCGGAGATCGAGGGGGCCGTGGTCGCGCAGATTCGCACCGTGCTGACCAGCCCGGAGGCGGTGGCTGCGGTGGTTCAGCACATCCAGCGCAACGGCGCCCAGGTCGATGAAGCATCAACGGTGATGGCGATGGGCCGGCTCGATGACGTGTGGGAGCGGCTCTTCCCCGCCGAGCGGCACCGCATCGCCAACCTGATGATCGAGCGCGTCGAGCTCGTACACGACGGGGAGCGCCAGGGGATCAAGGTGAAATGGCGGGAGGTCGGGTGGGACGCGCTGATCGGGGAGTTCGTGCCCGGCAAGATCGGGGCAGAGATGCTGGAGGTGGAGGCATGACCGGCGGCGCACTGGAGACATTCGTGCCGGTGGCGTTCCGGCGCCGGGGCGCGCGGCGGGTCGTTGCTGATGACCGGACGACCCACGACACGACCTTGCTGCAGGCGCTGGCGCGGGGCTTCTACTGGCAGCGTCTGGTGGACACCGGCGTGATGAAGAGCGGTGCGGCCATTGCGCGGGCGGAAGGGCTCCACCCGACGGCGGTCAACGAACTGATGCGGCTGACCTTGCTGGCGCCGGACATCATTGCGAAGCTGCTGGCCGGTCGGCAACCGCGGAGCATGACGCTGTGGTGGTTCCAGCACAATCCGCTGCCGGTGGATTGGGGTGCCCAGCGCCAGCTCGTGGCTCGTTTCGAGGAGGAGACGACATGAGCCGGAATCATCGCGGCCGGATCCTGGGGGAGCCGATCACTCGATCGCTGCCAGCGCCGGCCGGCGGCGTCCAGTTGGAGACGTTCGTGCCGTGGACGCTGGTCAAGCGCGGGTCGAAGAAGCAGGTCATCACGCCGCTGGACGCCCCGCAGGAATTCGCCATCGAGGCTAGGCGGGAGCAGCGGGACCGGGACGCGGCGCAGGATACGCCGCTGATGCGGGCGCTTGGCCTTGCGCACTACTGGCAGCGTCTGCTGGATGAGCGGCGCTTCGCTTCTGTAGCTGAGATCGCTGAGGCTGAAGACATAGACGTTTCGCGGGCGTACCGGCTATTGCGTCTGACGTTGTTGGCCCCTGCGATCGTCGAGCAATTGATCTCCGTGTCGCGGCCCGCATTGGGGCCAATAATGCGTCGTACTTGGTCACGCGAGTGGCGTACCCAAATCGAGGCCTTGAATTCGATGTTATATCTGCGGACGGAGAGTGACGTACAAAGCAGGGAAATTCGTAGTTTCCTGTTGGGGGCTGATGTACGAAGGGGATGGGTAGAAAACGCATATATAGCGGAAGTCCGTGAATCATGTTAGGTTTGAGATTTTCCTCTTGATTGAGTTCGCATGAAACGCTCGAGAAAACCCTCAATGGCCGCCGTGATTGATATTCTAAAATCGCAGCCCCACAAATCTGAAAATCGCGATTGGTCGGGTTTTGAGGAGCATGTTCAGCAAGTTTATCAAAGACTTCTGGATCTCAAGGGAGAGGATGTGCTTGTCGCACGCGACGTTACTATCCGTGGCCGAAACGGCCTCGAACATCAGATTGATGTTTATTACGAGTTTGAGTTGACGGGGCTCCGACATCGTGTGGCAATCGAGTGCAAAAATATGCAACGCCCGGTGGACAAGGATCGTGTTTTAGCTTTCTCCGCGAAGATAAATGACTGCCCCGGAGTGCGGGGGTGCATGATTGCGGCAAATGGATATCAAAGTGGTGCGAAGAAATTCGCTGACGACAATGGCATTACAGCCTTGACTCTGGGCGACCTGCCGTCTCTAGGTAAGCTATTGGGAATGCGCTTAGAAATGGTCGTAATCCCAGCGGAAACGAGTATCGGCCAGCCCTTCTGGACGTTGTATGAGTTGGAGACCGGCGCACCGGCGGGGCATCTGCAGAACGGCGAAACTTACGGACTACTTTTCTTTTCGAAAAGGGAGGCAGAGAATTTTTTCAAGTTCCGATCATATAGCCCGGCGTGGGCTGTGCGCGGCCTGTCCCAGGAGAACTTGCGTGCCTTTATCCTCACCGTCGATGCGATGAATGGACGCTATTTAATGGCTCAAACAATAGAGCTTCCAGACGGCACTTGCGATTTCGTGGGCCAAGAGATTGACCGCAAGATGCTGATTTCTGAGTTCTACCATGGGTCCGGCACGATTCCAGAGGAGCCTATGGTGATGCCTTCGCTACGGAAGCGTCGGGCAGCACGAACTTGATCGTTATCAGTTGTTCTTCCATGTGGGCCAGCAGGCCAACTGCCGCCACGGCCTCGGCAACCCACTGCCCAGTGCCCTTCTATTCGCCGTGCGATAGAGGGGCAACACGGCAGTAAGTCACTCGCGCCGACTACTCGTTGAAAATGGAAGTGAGAAGAGGCATGCGGCTGAGGGTGTTACGCAATGCAACTTTGGTGTCATCATCCACCTCACTAGGGAGCACCTTAGTAATGGCGGCGACAATTGAATCCAGCTTGCTTTTCTGCTTTCTTTCCTTCTCTGTCGCGACTCGCCCCTGCATTTCCTCAAAATTCGCAGCCTTGCTGTGCTGCTTTTGATATGTTGCATAGTCCTTTTCAGGAACCCACGCCACATATTGCTGCATGGCACTTTGCACAAACTCTTCAAAAGCCTTCTCGTCCGACATCGCACCAGGAACGTAATCTTGAGTTCCAACTCGGGAGTAAAGATTCCCTACCAACCACCCCAATTTCGCCCTAAACTCATCTCGCAATTCAAGAATCTTAGCGCCCAAACACAGGTCGTAATGTTCATACGCCCTGATAGCTATAGACAGATGAAGCTGCGCACAGCAATCAACATCAAGCCCATGATCTGGGCTAGCTTTTAAAAAAAAGTTCTGCGTATCGTTATTATTGAAAAGTTTTACAAACAGATCTTTAAGTGCCCTTCTGTGAGCCTCACTACAGAACACCTGATTATCAAAAACGAACTTCTTCTCGTAGCTGTCGAGAGCTCGTTTTACTATGAGGCTCATCGGCCGAACGGCGGCGAGCGTGAGATATCGAGACTTGCAGGGCTTGCCACCCCTCCGAACGAGGTCGCAGCTCTGCGTTAGCACTTGAAAATACCGATAGTCCTCATTCGCATAGTGTGGATGAACGGTCTGGATAAGGCGCAAGAGCTCTGGCGTTTTGCGTAAAATATCGCCTTGACGCAACTGGTCTAGCTCTGGCTCGGAGTATGTGAAGTGCAGCATGCCCGCACTCTCAAACTTACTTGGTTGGCTTTCGCAGCTTCGAATTCAACGACAGGTATTTATCCGAACTGGAAGAGATTGAACCCACATAGCGTTGCGAACGCCCTTCGGCGCCGACCTGGATGGAAACACAAGTTTGAGGTTGGGCCATTGCAACCACATGTGACTGAACGGCCCCTACCCCTGGCTGCTGGTATTCGGCGCTCAACACCAGCGCTGTGCTGTCGAGCTGCCCAATACCCGACGTGATCAAATTTTTCATATTCCCCCCTTATTATTCCAACTCTATTTGATATGCGTTTTCAAGAAACGCGATGGCCTCGGCCTTTTTTGCCAAAAGAACATCCGGCGCAGCTTTCAGTTTCGCTTCCGCCGCAGAAGTGACTTCAAAATGGAAGTTGAATTCAATACGAACATCTGCTCCCACACTCTCTGTAGCCAAATTCAGGATGCCGCCATCTTCCAAGCGGAAAGAACGCTTAACAGCGGCGCTGGTCGATCTATATTTATCAGCATCGATCTTCGGCGAATCCGAAAACAGAAATAGCTCTGCTAGCTGGGGTTCATCGGCAATTTTCCCCGAATACCGGAAATTGACGCCAATGGCGGCAATGGGCGTATGCGGCAAAAGATCGCACACGGTGCCGAAGGTCTGCCCTACTGCCCGTAACGAGTCGTCGTCGAACTGTACACAATCCAACATCAGCGTAGCGGCCATCGGATAAAGATTGACGTTTCCCAGAGTGAGCCGGGGCGGAGCCCCCACACCTGCCGGAATGGTCATAGGAATCGCCATTACCACCTCCTGCGCTGGATCAGCCACCAAGTGGCTCTTGGTCCACTGCAGGGAGAAGATAGCAGGGTTCCATGCACCGATCGCGATAAGGTTGAAGACTTGATTCGCCTCGTCTGGTAGCTTCAT